CGCTGCAGGTGGCCAGGCTCGAGGTCATGGCTGCTGACGCCAGAGCCGAAGCCGATCGCCTGACGGCTCTCGTTGAGGCCGAACGGGTGACTCATCGGGCAGAATTGGCGCAGCGAGTCGAGGCCGAGGCGAGCGAGAAGGATCTCTCGCTGCAGGTGGCCAGGCTCGAGGTCATGGCTGCTGACGCCAGAGCCGAAGCCGATCGCCTGACGGCTCTCGTTGAGGCCGAACGGGTGACTCATCGGGCAGAATTGGCGCAGCGAGTCGAGGCCGACACGGCCGCCCGCTCGGAAGCCGACGCACGGATCGAGGCGCTGCGGGCAGCCTTAGACGTCGCTAACGAAAAGGAGCGGCAGGCTTCAGCCTTGTATACATCGGCTCTGGCCAATCACGCATCACTCGAAGCGGACGTGGCTCACAAACAGGCTGAGTTCACATCTAGACTGGCCGATCTGGACGCCGAGAAGCGCGAGACCGCCGCCGCCATGGAGACCGTCCGCCAAGGACTGGCGCAGATGGAAGCGCAAAACGAGCAGGATCGGGCCGCCCTCGAAGCGATGAGTGCTAAACAGTTGTCATCGTCCACTGAAGCGAGCACACTCTCCGCCGCGCTGCAGGCCACAGCAACCGAGCTCGAGACCGCGCGAGAGAGCCTGTCTCGGCATGACGCCGATGCGTCCAGCGTCTTGACGGCTCAGCATGCGTTGATTGCCGACGTTATGCGACGCATGGTGGAACGTGAGACCGATCGGATCCGAAGGGCTCAAGCGTCACCGGAGAAATTGCGTCATGTGATCGAGACCTTCTACGACGGGCACGAGGATTTGATGGAACGGTCCCTGGTGCCTTCGATCCGCGTCTATCTGGCCTGGTGTGGCAGTGGCGAGGACGCAGGGGCTGTCGCGCGGTCGTATGCGCGACGCCATGTCGATGAGTCGTTGCGGCAATTGCGTCTGGTACTGGACGGGGATGCCGACGCCTTCGCGGTCTCGCTGCCGGCGCTCCTGGCGCGTTGGGAACGAGACCGAGCGGCCACCATCGCGGATGACATTCTCAAGAAAGGACTCGACCATGCGCGCGGCCACTGACTCCTATGAGCGTCGCCGGGCGGCCCGTGACGCGCAACTCGATGCGTTCGATGGGCGGATCATCCGAGGGACGCCGATTGTCTTTGAGGCGCTTTCGCTGGATCTCGGCGGGTTTCAGGAGCGCATCCTGCCGAGTGCGGTGGACCGCACCTTGCGAGAGGGGCTCGACGTGCGGGCACTAGTGGATCACGATACCTCGAAAATCATCGGACGAACCAAAGCCGGGACGCTGTCGCTCCGGAAGGAACGAGACGGACTTTCCGCCAGAATCGAACCGCCGAATACCTCCGTGGCGAGAGACCTGGTTGAGTCGATTGGCCGCGGCGACATTTCGGGGATGAGTTTTGGCTTTCGCGTACTGGATGACGATTGGCACATGGAGGACGGGATCCCGATTCGTGAGATTTTGGACATGGTGATCAGAGAAATCAGCATCGTGTCTTTTCCGGCGTACGAGGACACCAATGTCGAAATCGCCAAGCGGTCGCTTGAACTGTTCCGCCAGTCGTCAGGCTGGAAGCCGTCCATCGGGTTTCTGGAGCGGGTTGCGAGAGCCGTCAAGCGATGAACAAGAGAGGCCGCCCTCGTCTTGCGCCGGAGATGTCACAGCTCCCAGCCTGCCGGGTGCCAGCGGCGCTGCACGATGCGGCCATCAACGAAGCGATTGGACGGGATGTGCCCGTGTGCCAGGTGATCCGAGACGCCCTGATTTTGCACCTACAAAATCGGCTCCAGACGGACAGGCGCGACAATACGCAGTAGGTAGAACCACGAAGAGTCGGGCGGTGTGCGTGAGGCGCCCTCCGTGCAGGCCCGATGACAACGTGATGCCGTAGTCCCTGCCGAGGGCCTATCGCATCAGCGAACACCCGGATTTGAGACAACCCGGTTGATTCGCCTGGTGTGCGAGGGCCCGCAATCGTCCGGTTCCAGGCCCGTGATCCTCCAGGCGATCGAGAGGACACACGACGATGGAACTGAACGAGATCCGAGACCAGATCAACAAACTCGGGACCGACATGATGGCCCTGATGGCCAAGGCCAAGGGCGAACAGCGCGAGCTGACGTCGGACGAGGAGCAGTCGTTCGATCGCATGGACAGTGATCGCGAGAAGATGATTGCGACCGAGCGGCGCGGCCGACGTCTGGCGGAATTGGAAACGCCCTCGGGTCGCCTGTCCGACCCTCCGACGCCGTCTAGAGAGCGTCACGCACCGCGCAAGGATGAGTCGAAGTCGATCAATGTGGTCGAAGGTGTGAGGTCATGGTTGCTGTCCGTAGCTGGCGAGGAGCTCTCATCTGAGCGTCGGGAGGTGCTGTCCCGCATGGGCGTGCATGCAGGCAGCCGTCAGATGACCTTCAGGCTGTCGTCGGAGCCGTTGCCTGGACTCCGCATGGCCGATGCCAGTGCCTGGGAACAGCGCGCCCTGTCCACGCTGAACACGAGTTCTCCGGTCGATGGGTACTACACCATCGAAAACGAGATGATGCGTCCGTTGGAGGAAGCCCTGCTCGCGTTCGGCGGAGTGCGTCAGAGGGCGACGGTGATTCGGACTGAGACCGGCGCGGCGCTGCCGATTCCGACCGACAACGACACCGCGAACAAGGGCGAGATCATCGACGAGAATACTGCCGTCAACGAGAAGGACATCACCTTCGGGCAGTTGGTCCTCAACTCGTTCAAGTACAGCTCGAAGATGATCCGTGTCTCCGTCGAACTGTTGCAGGATGCCTCGTTCCCGCTGGGCCCCTATCTCGGTCGAAAGCTCGGCACCAGGATCGGACGCATCCAGAACGACCACTTCACGACAGGAAACGGTAGCACGCAGCCGAACGGCATCGTGACCGCTTCCACGGCATCTGGCACGCAGTTGGCCGCGCAGACGCCGACGTATGCGGAGATGGTGAGCATCGAGCATTCGGTTGATCCGGCGTATCGGCAGAGTCCTGGCGTCGGATGGATGTTCCACGACACCATGCTGGCGGAGGTCAAGAAGATCGTGGACGCAAGCACGGGCCGCCCGATCTGGCTGCCGAACATGATCGGCGGCGCGCCGGACACCATCCTCGGACATCCGTATACCGTCAATCAGTCGATGGCGGTGGCGGCCGGGTCCGGTGCCGGCAAGTCGATCCTGTTCGGGGATCTGTCGAAATACATCGTGCGAGACGTGCGAGAAGTCACGCTCGTGGTGGCTGACCAGCTCTACGCGGCGTATCACCAGGTCGCGTTTCTGGCGTTCGCTCGGGCGGATGGGGATCTGCTTGACGCCGGCACGCATCCGGTCAAGCACGCGCTGAACAAGTCATAAGGAACCGCTGGCGGAGTGGCCGGCAGGTCTCTGGGAGGACCACCGGCCGCTCCGCATCATGACCAGGGGGGTGTTCATGATCCGTATCCGCATCACTGAAGCCTGCACCGCCCGTCTCACATTTGCTCCAGGCGATCTGCTCTCGCTGACTGACGTGGGGCCTGACGTTGAGGCGTTCTTGAAGTCCACCCGCGTGGACGGTAAGCACGTCGCTGTGGTCGTTCGTGGCCGAGACGAGCAGGCCATCATGGCGGACGACGAAACGGCCGTCACGGCGAGAACGCGGCGGAGTTCTGCGGCTTAAATGGCTGACGCCGTGCCTCGTCTGTTCCCCGGATCCACGGTGGTCTGTTTGGGCACTGGCCCGAGTCTCCGCGCGGAGGATGTGTCCTACTGTCGAGGCCGGGCGAAGCTGTTGGCAGTCAAGGACGCCTATCGGCTCGCGCCTGATGCCGACGTGCTCTATTCGGGCGAGATCAGATGGTGGCGTTACTGGGCGCAGCATGATCCGGATGGTCTCGCGGCCATTCCCTTGCGCTATTCGGTCGATGGCCAGGCGCACCCGTGGGCGACGATTCTGCAGAATTCCGGGATTGATGGCCTCGAGACCGACCCGTCAGGTCTCAGAACCGGCGAGAACTCCGGGTATCAGGCCGTGGGTCTCGCGGTGCATCTCGGCGCCAGCAAGATCGTGTTACTCGGCTACGACTTCATGGCGAACAATGGGAAGCTGCACTTTTTCGGGAACCACCCGTATCAGACGGTGCCGACGGGCCAACTGGCTCACGCCTTTCATCGGTTCATGGCGCATTTTGCGACGCTCGTGGAACCATTAAAGCGGATGAACATCGCGATCGTGAACGCGACTCGAGAGACGGCCTTGACGTGTTTCCCGCAGATGTCACTGGCCGAGGCGCTCGCGTGACGACTCCGCTCCAAGTGTTTATCGGCTGGGATGCACGCGAACATCGAGCGTGGAACGTCGCGCGGATGAGCATGAAGTGCCATGCCTCTGTCGATGTGGACACGCGACGGCTGGCGCTGGCCCCACTCCAGACACAGGGACTCTATCGGAGACCGACCGAGGACCGAGGCGACGGCAAGCTCTGGGACGTGATTTCTGAGGCCCCGATGTCCACTGGCCACGCGATCGCCCGGTTTCTCGTGCCGCATTTATGCGGGTATTTCGGATGGGCGCTGTTCACCGACGGTGACGTGCTGTTCCGCGACGACGTCGCGAAGCTGTTCGCGCTGGCCGATGACCGTTTCGCCGTGATGATCGTGCAACACGACTACACGCCAGCCGAGACCGTCAAAAAGGGCGGCCATCTGCAGACGTCGTATCCGCGCAAGAACTGGTCGTCGGTGATGCTGTTCAACTGTGGGCATCAGGCTAACCGCGCGTTAGACGTAAACCTCATCAATAGCGTCCCAGGACGAGACCTGCACAGGTTTTGCTGGCTCGATGATGACGTGATTGGCGGATTGCCGCCCAGATGGAATGTCCTGGTTGGCCATTCGCCATATGACGAGATGGCGGCGCTCGTGCATTTTACAGAAGGCGTGCCAGATGTGCCTGGGTACGAGGGCGTGCCGTATGCAGATGAGTGGTTCGGTCATGCCAAGGCGGCCGGCTACCGGCTGTCCATGCCGTGCGTCCAGGTGCCGGCGTGACCGGATGGCTGATTGCGATGGTCGTTGAATTCTTGCTGTTCGATCCGGTCTCGTCTCGCGGCTCCACCATGTTTGAGGCGCTCACAGACACGGCGCAAGGCCACACGTGCGTCACGACGCGGGCCTATAGCGGGACGTCCGATCTTCTGATGCTGTGGGGGCCTGGGGCTCCGAATCGTTTCCACGCCATGCGCGCGCACCTGGACAGAGGCAAGCATCTCGTCGCATGGGACTTGGCGTATTGGCAGCGTGATAACAAGGTCCGCTGCTCGATTGACGGCGCGCATCCCAGCGCGTGGGTCATGCGGCGTGAGTGGCCACAGGATCGGCTACTGCACGATGGAGTCTCTGTCTACGACAGATGGCAGCCAGACGGGCCGATCCTGGTGGCCGGCTTAGGCCAGAAGGCGCGCGTCCAGTATGGGGCTTCAATCGTGGACGCCTGGGAGGCCTCGATGATTGCCGCGTGCCGAGCCCGCTACAGCAACCGAGTCCTGTATCGGAGCAAGAACGGCGGGGCCGTTCCCGCTGGTGTGGATCGAGCTCAGTCAGGTCAGATTGACGATGCGCTGTCTGGCGCGTCGCTCGTGGTGACGTGGCATAGCAACGTCGCCGTGGATGCGATGAGGCTCGGTATTCCCGTGATCTGTCGCGACGGCGCCGCGGCGGCCGTGTATCCGTCAGAGCTTCCATCGACTGGCCGTCCTGCGCCGCTCGACCATGGCCTGCGGGCTAAATTTCTCGCGAATCTGGCGTGGTTTCAATGGGCACCTGACGAAGCCGAGACGTGCTGGGGTTTTCTCAACGGACTGTTGACGAGCTGATGCGCGTGGTTTGCCCGTATCGCCCCTATCCGCCAGAGACGCTGCCGCATGCGGAGGGGATCGGCCCGTTCGATTGGCTGGATGCGATCCGCATGATGAGTGCCAGTGTGGCGGTCACGAATCGCTGTAAGACGCACGTTATCACAGACGCGAAGACGGCCTTGCCGATGCCGGCGCTCAGGTTCAAAACGACCGAGCAGGCGTTGATGTTGTGGGTTCTGGATGTCTCTCGTGCCTACCTGGAATCGAGGCACTTCAACACAGACACGGTCATGGTCTGTCCGGATCTGTTGGTCTACCGCGATCTGCGCGGCAGGTTCAACGGTGATTTGGGCCTCGTGATTCGTCAGGAAGAGAAACATCTGGCGTCTGGGCGCCCGCTGATCAATGGCGTGCAGTGGTGGGCGGTTCGGGCGAAGGATCGGCTGGTCGCTGCCTTCAGAGACGCCTTGCGTATCGCGAAGACCTTACCAGACGAGATCATCGCGTGGGGGGCCGACACGGAGCCATTGCGGATGATGGCCGAACCGCTCCAGCCTGGCGTCCACGTCAGGGGCGGGCTCTCCGTCAATATGATCCCGTGCGAGGGCGTGCTCGAGGCGCTGGCCTCTCGGACGATTGACAGGTTGGAGTCAGGGGAACAAATAGGATGGCCTCAAGCGGCCCTGATTGACTTCAGAAGCACGCGGAAGCGATACATGCGGGCGTTCTTTGAAGCGACATACGGGCAAGCGGTGCTGGCGTGAAGTGGGCGCGAGGCTGGGCGTTCCCAGACGCTGATGAGTTCATGGTTAACGAGCTCGGGTATGACGGGACGTATCAGATGGGGCATTTGGAAGCGGCACTCTCGTATGTGACCGACTGGGGATGTGCGATTGACGGCGGCGCGCACATCGGCACGTGGTCGAGGGCGATGAGTGCCAAGTTCGGATCGGTCGTCTCGTTCGAGCCGAGCCCTGATACGTACGAATGTCTGGTGCAGAACATGTCTGCCTTCGGGTGTGCCAATGTGGCCTGCCATCACGCCGCGCTGGGAGGTGTCGCCGGGTCTGTCTCCGTGATGTGGGATGCCGTGAATGAGGCCCGCGCGAACACCGGGGCTCGATACGTTACGAAGATCGGGAACATCCCGATGGTGACGGTCGATAGCTTCAATCTGGATCACATAGGGTTTCTCAAGCTGGACGTGGAAGGCTCAGAGCCGGACGCCTTGCGGGGGGCTGTGACCACGATCCACAGGTGCAGGCCGATCGTGCTGTTCGAGGACAAAGGGCTCTGGAAGCGCCATTACGGCCTCCCGAGAGATACCGTGCAGCGATTCCTGACCGGCATCGGCTATCAGCGTCTCGAGCGTGTGTCGATGGATGAAATCTGGGGGCCGCCATCGTGAACGTCTTGATCTGCGGACGCGGCAAGGGTTCCTGGGAGATGCGAGGCGTCCAGGTCGGAGACGCGATCGGCGCACGGGTGGTCTCGGTGCCGTCTTATGGCGATCTGAAGTGGGCGGACATCGTGGTACTCATCAAGCGAGCTGGCATGGAGCACGCGAAGCGTGTGCACAGGTCCGGCAAGCCAATCGTCTGGGATGCGCTCGATTATTGGTCTCAGCCCGCGCACAACCGTTTGACGAGAGAAGAAGCGAGGCATGAGTTCGCCGGCCAGATCCGTGCGATCTCTCCGCACTTGGTGATCGGCGCGACGAAGGCGCAGGCCGATGACGCGAAGGGCGAATACATTCCCCATCACTCATGGTCAGGCCTGTCGCCGGCTCCATGCCGAGACGAGATGCGCGTGGTCGGCTATGAGGGCAACCCGATTTACCTCGGGGCCTGGGCCACTGCGCTCGAAGACATCTGCCTGTCTCGCGGCTGGTCGTTCGTGGTCAATCCGCCGTCCCTGAGTGACTGCGACCTGCTCGTGTCGCTCCGCGATGGTGTTTGGGATGGCTGGATGTGCCGGGAATGGAAGAGCGGGGTGAAGGTCGTGAACGCGATCGCTGCGGGGCGCCCGATTATTGCTCAGCCGAGTGCCGCGATGCGAGACATTCAACCTCCAGGGTCGGTCGTGGAGAACGTCGTGGAGTTACGACAGGCCCTTGAGCGATGGGCGGCTCGCGACTGGCGGACCACCTGCGTGGAAGTGTGCCGACAAAAGGCCGTGAGATACACGCTTAATGCCGTCGCGCGGCATTACAAGCTCATGCTGTCGCGTGTGGCGGAGTCTGTAGGTGTTTGATCTGATTGATACGGCGGAATCGCTCGTGACTGGTCCGGTCAGGGAGCCGTTGGACTTGGAAGAAGTTAAAAAGGCCCTCCGGATCACTTCGGAGACTGAGCATACGCTCCTGGTCACGTGGATGGCAGCCGCGCGACAGTATTTCGAGGTCGAGACCGGGCGCCAAGTCATGCTCGCCACCTGGGAGTACCACTTGGACGAGTTCCCCGTGTACCCAGCCATCGAAGTGCCTCGACCACCGCTCGTGAGCGTCGAAAGCATCTCGTATCTCGATGAGGCAGGCGTTACGCAAACGATGGATCCGGCGGATTACACGGTGCATACCGCGGCTGGCCCGCTGTGTCCTCGTGGGCGGATCTCAATTCCTCATGCGAGCGTCTGGCCGACTTCTGGGGAGCACCAGAAGGCCGTCACGATTCGGTATCAGGCGGGGTACGGGGAGGTGTACGACAGCGTGCCTGAACTCATTAAGGGGACTCTGCTCCTGATTGTGGGCGTCTATTACCAGTTTCGGGCGAACGTCTACGCGCACCGCGGGGGGGGTCTGGAAACGCTCCCGATGGGCGTGGAGCCAATCGTGCGGGCGTTCCGTGAAACCGCCATTCAGACGCTGGCCCCGAGGCGGGCATGCTGAACGCGGGCGATATGGACCGGGAGATTGTGCTCGAAACAGCCGTCCTGGCGCAGAACCAGGACACCGGCGAAGCGGCGCCGGATTGGGCCACGGCGACACAGGCCACCGTGTGGGCCCAGTGGCTGCCGGCTGGATCGCGCGAAGCCTGGCAGGCGCAGCAGCGTCTCGGGGCCTATGTGGACGGGGTGTTTAGAATCTACGACCTGGAGTCTAGGCCGTCTCCGACCTTAACCCGCGTGCTGTTTCAGGGTCGGACGTTCGACGTGAAACCGTGGGTGGAGATTGGGCGTGGGGAGGGGCTGGAACTTCCCGTGGTGGCGCGCGCTGATGATTGAGTTCAAGGTCTCTGGATTCAAGGAACTTGAGCGCAACCTTCGGAAGCTCCCGCAGGAGATCGCCGGGAAGGTGTTGCGTGAATCGCTCAGAAAGGCCGCGCAGCCAGTCGTGGAGCAGGCCAAGACGGCGGCGCCACGCTCAACGGACCCAGGATCGCAAGGGCATTTGGCTGACAGCATTGCACTGCGGTCGTTCAAAACCGAGGGTCTGGATGACCTCGAAGTCAATCTGTGGTTGGGGCCAAGTCCGAAGCACTTTTACGGCATGTTCCATGAGTTCGGCACGCGCAAGATGCCGGCACGGCCGTTTCTCCGACCGGCCTGGGATGCTCAGGGTAACGAGGTACTGGATGCGTTTGGGCGACTGCTCGGTGCCGCGATTGAGAAGGCAGCCAGGAAACTGCACAAGGCAGCCAGGAAACTGCACAAGTCGAAATGAACGTGCTGTCCGGACTGCGAACGTATCTCTTGGGGGATGCCGCGATCGTGGCTCTCGTGGCGGCCAGGGTGTATCCGGTCACGGCTCCACAGGGGGAGACACGGGCCAGGCTGGTGTTAACGCCGATCACGGGGTTTCGGCAGCCGATTTTGCACGGACCTGCGTCTGTCGGGCGTCCACGGTATCAGGTGGACGCCTGGGATGTGACGTATGAGGGGGCGCAGTCGCTGGGCAATCTCGTTCGCCAGAGACTCGAAGGGCAGAACGCGACATGGACGGATACGAGTAGCCCGCCGGTGTCCATCGGTGTGCAAATCGAGTTCGTGGATGATCGCGTGCTGTTCGAGACAGACGTGAGCGGAGGGCACTATCGGCACTCGGCCGATTACTACATCTGGCACGGGACGAACGGAGGGACGGTCTGACCCGAACGATCTAAATCAGTCTTTGACGCTGCGCTAGGGCGTGCAACCCGAACAGGCCGTACCCCTCCGGCTCGCGCAGTGACAAGGGGGACACGGAAAAAGGGGCCGTGTTGACGCTGCTACAGAGCAGTGCCAATGCGGCCCCTTTTTCTGTTGTTCCAGATGCTTAACCGAGGGCATGTGACAGGAGACGACGAACGATGTCCGACGCCATTTCAACCCAGGGAACCAAGTTCTACCGTGCGCCGGCGAGCTCGCCGGCTTCGTTCTCGCTGGTGCCGGAGTGCCGGGTGATTCCTGGTCCGGTCCAGACGTCCGAAGAAATCGAGGTGACGCATCTTGACAGCACGGGTGGACGACGTGAGTACATCCAGTCGTTCAAGGACGCGGATGATCTCAACGTCGAAAGCAACTACATCACGGGCGATGCCGTCCAGGCGCTGATCCGCGGCGATTACTCGAGCGGCGCGATCAACACCTGGAAAGTCGAGAACCCTGATGCGACCACGCAGACCTTTGAGGGATTCGTCAAGACGCTAGGGGAGACCTCGGCGGTTGGCGAAGCGAAGCCGTTCAACTTCACCGTCAGGATCACAGGAGCCGTCACGTTCTCGTAAGCAGCGTGGGCGGTGACTAGAGGGGGTGACTCGTGAGCAATAAGCGTCATGTTGTCGAATTGTCCGACAGCACAGGGCAGACGTATACCCTGCGGTTCGGGACCAATGCCATATGTGCGGTGCAGGACGAATTGAATCTCTCGCTGGGGGAGATTCTGAAGCAATTCGATCACGACAAGCTCGACATGCGGACCATCCGTACGATGGTGAAGTGTGCCGTGGTGGAACCGAAAGGCGTCACGGCGGAGCAGGTCGGAGACTTCATTGACGATGTCGGATTTGAAGCAGTCACGAAGGTGATCGGGACCGTCTTCGGGAGCGGCGAAGCGGGCCCTCCTGGCGGGCCGAGTGGCGGCGATTCCAAGTCGAATGCGCCTCACTCGGCATAACCACCGATCGATTTGATGACCTCTCGATTCAGGATCTGCACATTGAGCGGGAAGCCGCCCGGAAGCGGTGGGAGGACTGGTATGCCCTCGGACTGTTCGTGGCGTGGCATGTCGCCGCGATCGGGCGCGCGAAGCGTCTGCCGAGCCTGAGTTCGCTGATCAAACGGCTGCGGCAGGCTGGCGACGACCAGACGCCAGAGCCGCAGGACTGGCAATCGGTGCGTGACTGGATGATGGCGAGGGAAGCCGTGCAGAGCAAGAAGAAAAAGCGCTGACACATGGCTGCGGTCATTGGGTCTCTGCGAGCGGAACTCTCGGCGACTGTTGCCAAGTTCGAAAAGGATCTTGGTAAAGCGGCCGATGCCGTCCGCGATGCGAGTAAGCGCCTCACGGTTGTTGGCAACGACTGGCGGAAAGTCGGCGCCCAGATGCAAGCGGTCGGCTCTGGTCTGACCAAGACACTCACGGTGCCCTTGGCAGGCCTCGGCGTGGCTGCCGCTCGCGTGGCGGTCAACTTCGATGAGGCGATGGACGAGATCCGCGCCGGCACCGGGGCCACAGGCGAGGAGCTTGACCGGCTCGGACATTCCTTCCGGAATGTCTTCGCGAAGGTGCCCAATGAGATCCAAGACGTCTCCAGGGCCATTGCGGATCTGAGCACGCGCACCGGACTGTCCGGCCAACCGCTCGAAACACTGGCGACACAAATGCTCAATGTGTCGCGCCTGACGAAAACCTCCATTGGAGACGCGATTGCCGCGACGACGCGAGTCTTCGGGGATTGGTCGGTCGCGACGAATCAACAGTCACAGTCGCTCGATTATCTCTTCCGTGTCTCTCAAAACACCGGGATCGGCTTTAACCGTCTGAGCGAATTGGTCGTGCAGTTCGGGGCGCCGATGCGTGCCCTCGGGTTCAGCTTCGAGCAGACCGCCGCCCTGATGGGCAAGTTTGAGAAGGAGGGCGTCAACCTCGAGACGGTGATGTCAGGGCTCCGGTTCGCGCTCGGGAAGTTCGCAGCGTCAGGACGTGAACCCGCGCAAGCCTTCGCCCATGTCACGAGAGCCATTCAGCAGGCGAAAACAGAGAGCGAAGCGACACAGATTGCCTTTGAGAATTTCGGTAGGCGTGCGGCGGTGGATATCAGTCGGGCGGTGATTGAGGGTCGGTTCAACATTGAGGATCTCGTCCGCACGCTGCAAACCTCTAAGGACACTATCAACGATGCGGCGCGCGATACGCTGAGTTTTGGTGAGCGGTGGAGACTCGCGAGTCACCAGATCCAGGCCGCCATCGAACCGCTCGGGACTCGGCTCCTCGACGTACTTGAGGGGCTCCAGCCCGCGATTGAAACCGGCGCCAAGGTGCTCGCCTCGCTGGTCGAGGGCTTCTCGAATCTGCCACGCGGCACGCAAGTGGCCATCATTGGGATTGCGGGTTTCGCGGCGGCGCTCGGGCCCATCGTCTTTATCGGCGGGCAAGTCGTGTCGAGCGTGTCCGCGATTGTGCTGGCGTTCGGCAAGGCAGGATTTGCCGCGCGGGCGCTAGTGGGCCTCTTGACCGGTGCGAGTGGTCTGGTCGGTGGACTCAAGGCCACGACTGTAGCGATCGAAGGCGCGTCGCTGGCGTCGAAAGGACTCCTGCTTGGTCTCGGTGGAGTCGTCTCGATCCTGGCTGGTGGTGCGTTGCTGGTCGGACTGAAGCAATACCTGGATCTCAAAAATAAGCTGGACACGCCGAGCAAATCCGGCCAGTTCCTCCCCGGGCTCACCGATGGACTCGGCAACGCCAAAGCGGCCGCTGAGGATCTCAAGAAGGGCCTAGTGGACATCACACAGACGGTGCAACAGATTGGCCCGAAGGTCTCGGTCTCCGCGAAGACGTTGGGGGAATTCGGGAAGTCTGCGGAGTCCGCCGCGGCGGCATTGGGAGAAGGACTTGGCGAGGCAGCCTACGTCAGCGAAGAGGCCCTGAAGAAAGCCAAGAAGTCGGCGGAGGAGTTCAAGGAAGCCCTCGCAGACGTGACCTCTCATGGGGGGAGTTTCCACGACATCCTCAAGACGATCAACGCCGAGACGGTGGAGGCGATCGCCTTCTACCTCAGGCATGGCGCAGCCGTCAACAAGCTGGCCGTGGTGTATGGCCTGACGGAAGCGCAGATCGAAGCGGTCGCCGATCAGTTGCGGTTTCAGGAGTCGGTCATCAAGCAGAGCAGCAAGTCCTTCGTGCAGCTTGGCGTGGATGTCAGCGCTGCGGCTCGGCACGCGGAGCAGTTCCGTGAGCAATTCCGAGGGCTCACGCGAGACAACATCATCGCGGCTGAGTCTGTGGATTACGTCTCTCAGGTGTTCGACCAGAACAGGCGAGCGGTGGGCGCGTCCACCAATGTTTTACAGGACGTCGGAGAAGCCGCGCAACGTGCCGGAGAGAAGTTTCACGAACTGCGTCAAGAAGTCGAGGATGCGTCGAACTTCTCGTTTGCCAAACTCGCCTCGGCGTTCTCTGACGCCCTCGGAGACCTCAATAGAGTCTTCGAGGCGGCCTTTGAGGGCGGCGGCGGCTTACTGGGCGCGATCCAATCGATCGGCACGCGCATCACCGCCGATGTGCTGGGACTGATCCCGGTCGTCGGGGGCGCGCTGTCCAAGTTTGCTGGCGCGATTGTCTCCGGACTCAAGAAGATCGGCGATCTGTTCTCGACGAGTCCAGGCGAAGACGTCGTCAAGAGCGTGAGGACGTGGGGCATCAAGATTTCCGAGGAACTCGGGAACTCCATCGCTGAAACCGCCAAGACGATCTTTCGCGGCAACCGGCGTGTCGCCGAAGTGTTCAGGCTGGGAGACATCATCGACGCCGCGGGCGGCATCGATGACAAGAACGTCAAGCAATTGCTGGCGCGTTTCCGCGACGTGTTCGTATTCGTCTCTGGCGGGATGATGACGTCCGCGCAGGGCGCGAAGGTGCTGGATGACAACTTCCAGGCGTTCGCCAATCACTTCCTGGCCAACAGCAAGCTGATCTCAAAGGAACTCGTTGAAATCATTCGGCTGAACGATGAATGGGGGACGAAGTCGAAGGCGATTCAGGACTTTGTCTCTGGACAGCTGACCACGACTGTTATTCCAGGCTTGCAAGCCTTCACGGGTGCGACGAGGACCGCGTCAGGCGCGATTGCCGAGAACGAGGGCACGCTCAAGGGGCTGACACAAGAACTGAGGGAGACCGAAAAGCGCCTGATCGATCTCGCGCTCGCGCAGGACAAGGCTGCCGAGAAAGGCGATACCGACGAAGTCGAGCGGCTGTCGGGGGAAATCGCGAGGCTGACGCAGGAACAGGCCACGCTCAACCAAGAAATCCTGACAGTCAATAGCACCATCGCGACGCAACGCGGGCTCCTCGATACGCTGAAGATTAGTTCGCAGGGCGCGGCCGATGCGCTCTCCGCGTCCGTCGGCGCGGCGTTCAGCAAGCTCGTCGATGCCGGAGTCCCGGTGCTCGATGTCGTTGACCAGCTCGAGCCGGTGGTGTCAGAACTCGGCGCGAGCTTCCAGTCCGCCGGGTTCGAGGGCAGTACGGCCTTCCAGCAATTGCAAGCCACTATGGCGCTCGCGAAGGACGAGATTGCCGGTCCTGCTATTACGGCCGTGACTGGATTAGGGAACGTCCTGGCCGGGCTGAGCAATACCGGGCTGCTCACGCAGGACATGTTCTCCGGACTCACTGGTCAGATTACGTCCACGTTCGGCACGTTGATTGCCGGCGGGGCCGACGGCGAGACCGCGCTTCGGCTCATGCAGGATCCGTTGCAGACGGTGTATGAGCTCTCGCAGGAGTTCGGGTTTGCAGTGGATGAGAGCACGCAGGCCCTCGTGGAGCAGGCGAAGGAACAGGGCATCGTCGGGGAGAAGTTCAAGTCCGTCCAGAAGCAGATGCTGGATGCGACTAACAAACTCGTCTCGGCGATCGAACGGCTCGCGAATAGCTTCACCGGATCGTTGGCTCGCCAGGCCGAGGCTGGCGCACGCTCCGTGCAGCGGTCCCTGGATGGCATCGAGGCCCCGTCGCTGACGATTGAGATTGACTATAGCGACCCAGGGTTTACGCCGAATGTCTCCGGCGGGGAATATCCGGAGTTCCAGCACGGATCGGGAGGCATCCGGAACTTCGGCACGGGCACGCTCGCGATGCTGCACGGTCGAGAAGCCGTGTTGACCGAGCATCAACTCAATCGAGTCGGAGGGCGGAACAGCAAGGCCGTCGTCGTCAATCTGTCCGTGGAGCCGCACTTCCACGGGGTGTTCACCAACGATCCGGTTGGGTTGCGAACGGTCTCGCGTGACGTGCTCGCGCCGCAGCTCGTCTCCAGCCTGACGCGCGACGATGCCGGGCTCGTGAAGGCCATCAAGAAGGCGATCGGGCGATGAGGTTTTCGCGGCCGAGTGACCGGCTCTCGCCGACCTGGACGCTGGCGACTGGCACTGCCCAGACTGGCTACGACGTCGGCAACCTCAACACGACGCTCGCCACGATCGATCCGAGCCTGCCCTGCTGGATTACTGGCACGCAGATCCGTGTCACGGCAGACCTTGGATCCGCCTTCGAAGTCACAGCCGTGGCGCTCGTCAATCACACGTTCGACGCCGGCCTGCAAGTGCTGTTTCAGATGAACAGCTCGAACAGCTTCGGCTCCCCCCCGGTCAGCGAGGCGTTTACGGTGCCCACGCACTACGAGAACGGCTACGCCTGCAACGCGTTTGTGGACCTGGAAGCCGCGATCCCTGTCGCTGGCAATCGGACGTATCGGTGGATCTCCGTCGCGAATCCGTCACAAGCGAACAGCGCAGAAGTGGCCATCGGGGAGATCTGGGTCTGCGGATCTGGCGGATGGCGTCGTCTGACGCCCTACGATATCAGGCACGAATACACGATCCGCAACGGTCATCTGGTGGTCTCCCATCGGAGCGTCAAGGGGGTGCATACCCGCTATGACGTGGGCGCCAGAGACAATCGATCGTGGGCGGTCGCCGTGGGCACGGACCAGACCGGGCTTGAGCAATTGCTCGAGTGGGAAGATGACGCGCGACATCCTGCCTACCCGAGTCTGGTGTCGCTGGACGAGGCGAGCAGCAACCAGCGGGATGCCGAACCACGGATCGTGATCGTGACGGAAGCGCTCGAGTCACGGTCACTGCATCACGGCGTGTTCTATACGGTCGAGTTCGCTCTGCAGGAATTGGGCTTTGGGGAGCCCATCCCGGTATGAGGACTAGACCGACTCCATGACGCAACAATTCATCGCGGGCCGGTCGTATGCGGCGGCGGGCAACGACGGCACGGTGAACGGGTTTACGTGCCCGTTTGCGGGCGGGCTTCAGTCCTGGCTCTCGACCGAGGGGCCGGCCACTGTCCGCGTGATGCGCGATACCGTCTGGGACGGCTTCACGTTTGCGCGGAGTGTGGCGCCAGGATCTGGGATCTCCGTCGCCTATTACGTGCGCGTCAACGCGAGCACGGACACGCTCATCGTCACGCTGGATGACACGAACTACACCGGGGCCGCGTCCTCGGTCTCTGTCTCGTTGACGGAAGGCGATACCGTCTGCGTGAAGCGTGTCGCGACTGGAGGGACTCCAGCGGCCGGCGATACGCTCTGGTCGTTCATGCAAACCGTCAACAGCGTTGACGAAAGCTGGTACGGGTGGCAGGAAAATACCGCACGGAGCACGACTCGTAGTTGCGGCCCGTTCAATGCTCAAGAGGATGGCTGGAACATCGTGGTCGGAAATTTCCTCAGCCTGATTCCCGTGGCTGGCGATTTGACCGAATACTACATCGGGGATCTCTCGGCGGCGCCGGGTGTTGGGAAAAGCTGGGAGATCGCGGTCTACATGGGCGGCGGAGGACTGCCGACGAAACAGGACGGAACCGGCGGCACGGTGGACACGGTCGAAACTATCGCGGACGCGGCCGTCAATGTTCATTGGACCGGCACGCTCCCGCTTGTGGCGACTGACCTGCTGGCGATTCGCACGACGCCCTCTGGGTCTCCAACCTCAACCACGATGCCGGGGGCCGTGGTGTTCAAGGCCTCGATTCCCGGCCAGTCTATTTTCTGCGGCGGTCGGAACAGCGCGAACAGCGGATCCTCGGTCACCTACAGCGGGAAGGTTGGTTCGTCGGTCGGCGTCTGGGACACCACGGAAAGCGACGTCGAGCATCTCGGCCCGCAGACGCCCTACACGCTATCCGGCCTGATGGTGTATTTGAATGCCGCACCAGGTGCTGGCACGAGTCACACCATCAGCGGGCGAATCAACGCGCTCGATCCGTCGAACGGGCCGAGCGTCACGATTGCAGACACCAGTCAGGGGCCGACGTCCGATACCCGCAGCATGCAATTGCAGCCTGGCTTGCGCTGGGCGCTCAAATCGACGCCGGCCAATTCACCAAATGCCAGGAACGTCTATTGGGGCATCGGGGCGACGGTCGGATCGTGTTCTGGAGGCGGGCAAATCGTTGTCGAGGCCGATCCGCCAGATGGCGAAGAGTTCACGGGCACCCTGATTGATTATCGGGCCTGGGTGGAACTCTCATTCGATGACCAGATTCGACAATTGGGGATCGATGCCCTGAACGTGCTCGCCGGTCGGACGCTCCCGTTGGTGATTGAATACGGTGACATCGAGCGTCATCTCTCCGGTCGCAAATCGGCCTATCAGATGGGCTCCTGTGTCTTGCGTGTGGACGATTCATCACGACTGCTCTCGACGCTCGAAGCGGCACAGGCCACGCAGTATTGGTACAACCGTGAAGTCACGATCTACCTCGCATCGAAGGCCACCATTGAGGCCAACGGAACACCGCACGTCTTGATGCGTGGATTGTGGCGCGGGTTTTCGACCTCTGGTTTATCGGCCAGCATCACCGTCAGTGACATTCTCGGATCCGAGTTCTCCCCGTTCAATCTGGAACGCGAGATTCCGGATCGGGTCATCGACGTGACGACGTTCGGCACGACCTGTCCAGAAGCCTCCCGCGGATTGCCGGTGCCGATCATCTACGGTCACCATTCCGACCGAGCCTTGACGAGCGGCAATGCGGTCTCGAGTGTCGTCGCCGGACAGCCCGTGGCGCCGCTGTCGGCGCCGACCGGCGTCTCGGTCAGTCTCGTCTCTGGCACCCCCACGAACGGACACAATGGGCGGCAGTATTCCTATGCCGTCTCGTTTACCGTGAACGGGCTCCACACGGAATGGTCTGTCGTGGTGGCGCAGCCGAATACGCCGACGACGGTGAATCAACTGAGCTGGAACACCCCTCCGGCCGGGACGTCAGAGATCCACATCGCGCGTGGCTGGTCCCCCAATTTCCGGCACACATTCGCGTACGTCTCCACGAACGAACACAACCCGTCATACACTGGGATCTTCAGTCTTCCAGCCAACTCGACCTCGTTTATAGATTATTGGCCTGACATTGAGGAGCGTTCGGCTGATTCCTCTGATGGCGTCTGGACGCTGTCCGGTGCGCTGCAGAATTTTGTGGTCTACGTCTACGCTGAGCGCGCGGACGGGACATTCAGTGCGCCTGGCATCTCGAATTCAATCTCGATCGCGCCGATTCTCGAGGGCCCATCGTCCAGTCGCGTCAACCCACAACGCGATATCACGTTGACGTGGTCTGCCTATACCGGAGCGGTCAACTATCACCTCCTGGTGTATATGGACTGGTGGGCGAACACGAGCGGGACGTATTCGGCGTATCACATCGTCCCTGGCACCTCGACGTCCTACACGGTCCCCGTACCTCCGAGGGGCACGGTTGTCTCGGTGTCACTGCCCGTGGTCACGGCGATTCCAGCGGGACGGATCCCCACCATTCATGTCGGCGAAGAGGACATCGGTGGCACGCTGTATCAGCGGTTGCTGGTGTGCGGTCATGCGATCCAGCACATTGAGACGATCTATGAGGAGGTGCCGTCCCAGACGCCGCAACTGCCAGGGACTCCACCGCTCCCTCCAGTCTGGCAGCCGATACCAGTCAGCGTGTTTGGGGCAACATGGCTCGCGCCGGGGTTCGCTGGCTGGCCGTTTGCCACGACGTATCGTGATCTAGCCGGCCAGTGGTTCACCATCATCTATACGACACTGAATCCCCCGCCGCCGACGCGCGTGGATCTGTGTGCGATCGAGGATGTGGGCGATTCGAGCGGGAACACCATCAAGGCGTCCACGCGGGTTGTGAATCATCTGTTCAAGAATTGGTTCCTTCCAGACGCGAATACCAGTTACCGGTCTGGATCCTGGCTCTCCCCGAAGACCTTTGACAATGGGGATCCTGTCGTCAATACGCAAAGCCTCTCTGACGTGGAGACGATCCAGGTGGCTCGGATTGGTGGCGAAGGCTATGAGTTAGCCGTCTACATCGGGGCGTTTATCTCGCTGCGTGACGTGCTCGGGCGGGTCTACGAAAACGCCAACATTCGGATCGGACAGAACCAACACGGGCAGGTATTCTTCTGGGATCTGGATGAGTGGCAGGACACCTCATCGGCTCGAGTGGTCACTGACGTCCGCGATATCGTCGCCGAAACTGACATCGACCGGCGCCTCGATGAGATGGCGAATCGCTGGATCTTCAGTTGGGGCTATCGGCCGTCAGATGGCAGTTTCGACACGCCGACCGACATTCTCGATGACACGACCGCTATCGCGAACAATCGCGACGTGGTGGCCAAGGGGCAGCGTGAGTTCTTTTACGTGAATCATCAGGCGTCAGCCTATGACGTGATTCTGCGTGAGCTCATCTGGGGCAGTGAACCGCCGCGCTACGTCCGAGTGACCTGCACACTCCGTCAGGTAGCGGTGAAGATCGGTGACGTGATTGTCGTCACGGATTATCAAGGGGTTGGGGCGGCCGGCTGGAACGGGCGGCGCCTGGCCGTGTTGGGGATGATCGTGCGGTTAGGCAGTTTGGACGAGGCTCCGTCGGTCGTGCTCGAGTGCGTGGATATCGAGCGGATTCTGACGGATCTCGTGGTCCGCGTGCCGGCTGGCCAGCTGTCGTTCACCGGACAGACGCCGTCGAGCCTGGCGATTGCGAGTATCGCCGGGACGCTGTCGTTTACCGGACTGGCGCCAACCGTCATTCGGACGTAAACCATGGCGCGGAAAGGCGATGAGATGGCCGAGGAGAATGGCTACGGTGTCAGGTTCGGGCCACCGTGGATTCAGGCGTTACTCCGCTGGGGCCCGACAGCGGCGATCGCGGGATTTCTCGTCTGGTTTCTGGCTGGGACGATGGATACCAGAATGTCCGCGATGGAGCGCGCGATCCAACAGCACATGATCGAGTCGGCACACGATCGGGCGGAACTGCGCTACATCATGCAGCAAATTTGCTGGAACACGGCGAAGACGGAAACGGAGGCCCGGTCATGCGGTCTAAAGCCCTGAAGATCGTCGCCTTGCCATTCGTGCTCGCCGCGGGCCTCTCGGCGGTGCAGACCTCCCCGCCAACCGTGGCCGGGATGTATACCTGCGCCGGCACCGACGCACACGGGCGCGCCTATCGGAGCACGCTGGAGATTGCCGCGCATGTCGAAGGCTACGCCATGCAATGGGGGCCTGCGAGACCGCCAGTCGTCTTTGGTTTCGGGATTGTCCATCGCGCGGTATTAGCGGCGTGGATCGTGGACACCGGTAATGCCGTGGTGGGCGTGGTGGTCTACACGATCGCTCCGGACACCTTGGAGGGCACCTGGACGGCTGGGGACGGGCGCACGCACCCGGAATCCTGCCAGCGCGACTGGTTGCAAGCCGTATGACGCCTGACGAACGTCTGCGAGAGATTCAACGGCTCGAAATCCGCCTGATCCAATTACTGGGCGACGCGCGTCAAGTGGTGGGTCAATTGGACGAGGCGATCCACAAGCTGGCCGACGAATTGCGGCGGATGCTCGAACCAACGGAGAAGTAGCGATGCACGACGAGACGCAATGGCAGCCCGCCTCAAACTGGCGGCAGTGGTGCCAGTTCTGTTGCGCGGTGGGCTGTGTCGAGTTTCAGGCCGGGGTGTTCTGCTGCAGGAAGTGCGGGCGAACCTGGAAGCCTGATCCTCCGCGCGAGGAAGACGACCACTCGGTATGAGGGATGCCGCCGCCTCTCATTCTGGTCTGCCAGCATTGCGCGGCGTCCGTCCTGGTGCGCCGTGGGGCGCTCCCGACGACCTGTGCCATTTGTCTCAAGGAGGCCAACTGGCGCGTGACGGAACCGGCGGAACTCACCCGCTGGGACCGGTGGATGTTGCGCTGCTTGGGAATCAATCCTGACTAGTAACAATCTGGTCGTGATTTCAGACACGCATTGCGGTTGCCGGCTGGGGCTCTGCCCGCCCGATCCGATACGCTTGGACGACGGCGGTTTCTATCGCGCTTCTGAACTCCAGACCGAAGTGTGGGCGTGCTGGCGTGACTTTTGGGATGTGTGGGTGCCGATGGTGACCGAGGGGGAAGTCTACGACCTCGTGCACAACGGCGACGCGATCGACGGTGTGCCACATCAAGCCAAGACGCCCATCAGCCACAACATGGAAGACCAACTTCGCATTGCGGAGGCCGCGCTCCGTCCAGTCGTGGAGCACTGTCAATCGCGTGGAGGGCGCTACTACCATATCCGAGGCACCGAGGCGCACGTCGGGAAGTCGCAGGAATACGAGGAGCGGCTTGCGCGGACGCTCGGGGCGATTCCCAACAGAGTCTCTCAATACGCGCGTCCGGATCTGTGGATCCGCGTGGGGCAGTCGCTCGTCCATCTGCTTCATCACATTGGCACGACCTCGAGCGCCGCGCACGAAGCGTCAGCCGTCAATGCTGAACTGACGGCAGAATACGTCGAAGCGGCACGCTGGCGCCGGGAGCCGCCGGACTTTGTCGTCCGGTCGCATCGTCATCGGTCCATTGCGGTGGATATTGACTCCAAGAAAGGCACGGCGGCCGGGATCGTCACGCCAGCCTGGCAGGGCAAAACGCCCTTCGCGTGGAAGGTGGCCGGGGCGAGACTGGCCGAGCCGCAATTCGGCGGGCTGCTCATCCGGCAGAGCAAGAAGACCCACTACTACATGCGGAAGGTGTATACCGTGGGCCGGAGCGAAGAGGAATAGATGGAGGTCAGCCGGGAGCGGTGGCTGAAGGCCCTGAACGAACTGGACGATCCAGAGGAGCCAGGCGCCCTCACGATGAAGGAACTGCAAATCGTCTTCGGCTCAGAGGAGCATCCGTTAGGAACAACCCGGACGAAGCATCGCATCAAGAGGCTCGTGGCTGCCGGCCGGTGTCGCGTGACGACGAAGCGTATCGTTGGAATGACAGGGCGCTATGTCGTCGTGCCCGCCTATGTCCTGCTCTCCGCTCCTCGACATCACGGGGATGCCGCGTAAGCCAACCGGCGCGGCGTTGCTCGCGGAAGTGCTCATTGCGCTTGGCGGCCGGAGCGTCGTCGAGCGGTTCATCCCAGGAGACCATCGCGGCGAGCTCGTCTCAGGCTGTTGGGAGGGCGGGAAGACGATCCACGTCAACCCAGCCGTTGATGTGGTCGATACGGTGATTCACGAGACGCTCCATTCCGTCCGTCCGCAGTGGTCGGAATCCTACGTGCGGAACCGAACCTCCTGGCTCATGAAGCAGTTAAGCGACGCACAGATCCAACAGGTCTACCAGGATTACACGAAGCGAAAGAAGACCCGCCGTGGACGAGACGCTACGGCGTGATTTCGTGTTGCGGAAAACCTGCCCCGTGTGTTATCACGGCTGCGGTGATCATGCGAGTTGGTGCCAGCGAATGACGCCCGAGCAGGAATCCCACCTCGAGCGCGTCCGCGTGCAGGTTCTTGCTGACATTGACGCGAAGTATCGGCAGGGCCAGGCCGAGCACGGCGGCAACCTGTGGGAGAAACCTGGGCTGCTCGACGAAGCGATCAAGGAAGCGATCGATCTGGTGGTCTACCTGTATTCCTTGCGGGAACAACGCGCGGCACCGAAGCTTGGGGAGTTCCACGATTGACGCCAAACGCCCCGATCCTGCTCCGTCAGGGCCGCCCGGTCTGTCCGACCTGTGGAGTCGGCTTCTCTCGGCTCGTGGTGTGGCCGGCTGACCTGACCGAGATCCCCTGCCCGCGCTGCGGCACGGCCGTTCCCTTGAGCGGGCCCGCCCAGCCAGAACCAGCCGGAGGGCCAGCGTAAGATTACGCTTGACAGCCCGTGGCGGCGTGGCGTAAGCTTCCGGCCGTCATGCAGCACACACAGACCCCGCTGGTCCGGCTCCGGCGCTCACGGACCCTGAATCAGCAACAACTGGCCGAGCTCGTCGGCATCAGCCAACAGACCCTCAGCAAGATCGAGCGCGGGCAGATCCGGCCGGATGTGGGCGTGCAGGCGCGGCTCGCGGCGATCTTGGGGGCGGCGGTCGAGCACGTCTTTCCGGCCGACACGGTGACCCGCTGATGGCGGCACGCCGATTCTTCGTGGCCGGCCGTCTCCGAAAGCGATCCCTGCTCGGTCTAGGCGTGGCTCCGCTCATGACCACGCGGGAAGCCGCCCACTACTTGCACGTCTATGGTATTCAAGCGGTCTATGGCCTGATCAAGACGCGGGATCTGCCGTTCCGGTTGGTGGGGAAGGGCTACCGCTTCGCGCAACACGAACTCGACGCATGGAGCACTCGGCACCGACAAGTCCGTGAGTCTGGATCCCACGATACAAAAGTCGCCACAAAAGCAGACTCTGCCACGGCTACGGCTCTAAATCCTTAGTGTTTCCGATGATCTGCTCTGGCATGGGCTCTGCACTGTTATAGGGGCATGGAGAGCAGCGAGATGACATTCGAAGAGTTCGAGGAGGCGCGATGACGCAACCAACCTTCGGAAACCGACTGACGCCACTGTTCCGCAACGCAGCCGCAGAGGCCCAGGACTTGGCAGACCGGAACGGCACTCCGGTCATGATCTGGCGGCGCGACGGCTGGTATACCGTGTGCGAGACACCGCCGGAATTGCTCGATCCAGATCCGGCCCTCGACGGCTGGCAAGAGCACGCGCTGGTTGACCCACACGAACCGAGCGAGTCATGCGGATTCTAGGCACGCTGATTCGGCGGTATCGTGTGCGGCGGCGGTTGTTCAGGCTCTGCAAGGACTACGCGCAATGACTCCGCTTCTGTCCTGGCTCCTGATTCTCGTGGCCGCGCTGATTGCCTTCGGCGTCGTCTACCTCAGCATGACGCTGATCGATTGGCTGATTGACATGGCCGCACGGCTGCGACGCCAGCGTCCTCGGGCTCCAGGCTTCGATCTGGACCGCAAGCGGCTGGATGTGATTGCGAGGTATCGGCGATGAATGGTGCTTTGGTAGCGATGCTGATTGTCGCTCTCGTCGCTATTTGCTTATTGCTAGGCCGAGTGGAGCGTCTCGAACGAGAAAAGGACAAGCCATGAGACTGCACCTTGTCACCGACGAATCGACCTTCACCGAGCAGGCTGAAGATTCGCTCTACGTGCAGGCACTCATGGTGGCCTTGGTAGGCGCGGCGCGTCCTGGCGTCATGGACCCGCCACTCCGCAACAAGCTGGGTGACTTCGCGATGGAGTTCGGCGCGGCGCTGCGCTTGGAACCTGGCATGACGGATCCCGTGCTGCACGGCGCGATCAGGGTGATTGCCGAGATTGCGGTTAAAGATGCGCTGGCGGTGATGAAGCGGAGGGTGTCATGACGGTCGAAGAACTGCACGCGAAGCTCGTGGAGTTGAACAAGGGCGCGTTGTATGGCGGCGCGCACAAGCCTGGCGCTCGTGAGTTCTGCGCGCTGGAGTTCGACCATGCGGTAAGAGGCCAGCCGCACAGCGACTCGCCGGACAACCTGCCAGACATCCGTCCGCTGAACGACGCCGAGTGGTCTTCCGACGCAGTGAGAACAACCCACCTGCTCCGCGTCATGGCGGCGTTGTGGGATTGGCAGGCATGGCCTCTGGCGACGCGGCAGGCATGGACTGAGCGCGTCACCGTGGAGACCGTTCGCCAGATCATCGCGACGCTACCTGGCTTGCCTGACGCCGAGCGCCAGCGGTGCCGAGCCGCCACGACGCCGCTTGCGGCGGCGGCGGCGGCGAGGGCGGCGGAGGCGGAGGCGGCGAGGGCGGCGGCGGAGGCGGCGAGGGCGTCGGCGATGGCGGCGGAGGCGGCGGCGAGGACGGCGGATGCGGCGGCGGAGGCGGCGGAGGCGGCGAGGGCGGCGGCGAGGGCGGCGGCGGAGGCGACGGCGAGGGCGGCGGCGGAGGCGGCGGAGGCGGATCGCGTGCTCATCCTGTCCTGCGACATCTGGTGTGAGGCTGCGGACGCTGCGCGGAGGGTGTCATGAGCACAGAACCGGCCACCATGACCGTCGAAGAACTGCACGCGAAGCTCGTCGAATTGAACAAGGGCGCGTTGTATCGCGGCGCGCACAAGCCAGGCGCTCGTGAGTTCTGTGCGCTGGAGTTCGACCACGCCGTGCGCGGGCAAGCCCACAGCGACTCACCTGACAACTTGCCAGACATGCGGTGCCTCAATGATGCGCGGTGGTCCTCGGATGCGGTCAGGACGACGCACCTACTCCGCGTCATGGCGGCGTTGTGGGATTGGCGGGCATGGCCTCTGGCGCAGCGGCAGGCGTGGACTGACCGCGTCACCGTGGAGACCGTTCGCCAGATCATCGCGACGCTACCTGGCTTGCCTGACGCCGAGCGCCAGCGGTGCCGAGCCGCCACGACGCCGCTTGCGGCGGCAGCGGCGGCGAGGGCGGCGGCGGCGGCGGCGATGGCGGCGGCGGAGGCGGCGGAGGCGGCGTGGGCGGCGGCGAGGACGGCGAGGGCGGCGGCGAGGGCGGCGGCGAGGGCGGCGGCGAGGGCGGCGGCGGAGGCGACGGCGAGGGCGGCGGCGGTGGCGGCGGAGGCGGCGGCGAGGACGGCGGATGCGGCGGCGGAGGCGGCGAGGGCGGCGGAGGCGGCGGCGGCGAGGACGGCGGAGGCGGATCGCGTGCTCATCCTGTCCTGCGACATCTGGTGTGAGGCTGCGGACGCTGCGCGGAGGGTGTCATGAGCACAGAACCGGCCACCATGACCGTCGAAGAACTGCACGCGAAGCTCGTCGAATTGAACAAGGGCGCGTTGTATCGCGGCGCGCACAAGCCAGGCGCTCGTGAGTTCTGTGCGCTGGAGTTCGACCACGCCGTGCGCGGGCAAGCCCACAGCGACTCACCTGACAACTTGCCAGACATGCGGTGCCTCAATGATGCGCGGTGGTCCTCGGATGCGGTCAGGACGACGCACCTACTCCGCGTCATGGCGGCGTTGTGGGATTGGCGGGCATGGCCTCTGGCGCAGCGGCAGGCGTGGACTGACCGCGTCACCGTGGAGACCGTTCGCCAGATCATCGCGACGCTACCTGGCTTGCCTGACGCCGAGCGCCAGCGGTGCCGAGCCGCCACGACGCCGCTTGCGGCGGCGGCGGCGGCGAGGGCGGCGGAGGCGGAGGCGGCGAGGGCGTCGGCGGCGAGGGCGTCGGCGGCGAGGGCGGCGGCGTGGGCGGCGGCGAGGACGGCGTGGGCGGATCGCGTTCTCATCCTGTCCTGCGACATCTGGTGTGAGGCTGCGGACGCTGCGCGGAGGGTGTCATGAGCACAGAACTCGCGACCACGGCTCCGACCGTCACCACCGAACAGCTTGAGTTGATCAAGCGCACCGTCGCGACCGGCGCGACAGCCGACGAACTCAAGCTCTACCTCTACGACTGCGCACGGCAGGGCGTGCACCCCCTGGATAAGCTCCTGCACTTCACGAAGCGCGGCGGGCGGTATACGCCGGTCACGTCGATTGACTTGATGCGCGTCAGAGCTGCCGGGAGTGGCGAGATGGCCGGGAGCGACGATGCAGCCTTCACCGACGACGGCCATGGCCTCGCGGCCTCGGTCAGCGTCTACCGGATGACGCAGGGCCAGCGGTTCGCCTACACCGCTACGGCCCGCTGGAGTGAATACTGCCCGCCGTCAGGGCAAGATCACATGTGGCAGAAGATGCCGCACACGATGCTGGCCAAGTGCGCGGAAGCCTTGGCCTTGCGGAAAGCCTTCCCGCGTCAACTGGCCGGCCTCTACGCCAGCGAAGAAATGGAACAGGCTGGCTTAGAGACGAACGGCAGCGGAGTGACCGTCGAAGCTCCCGCATCGTTGGCGTCTGCAGACGACGACGGTGTAATTCCCCGTGTTGGCCGAGCGGGGGAGGAATCGGCCACTGCTTCGGTTGACACCACCACGGGCGAAGAATTGCCGACCGGATCCGTGCTCATTACGCGCGTGTCCTCCGGTGGAGGCAAGGTCAAGGGCTCCATTGCCCACAGCGGACAACGCGGCGGAGACGACACGCTGCCGATCTACGACGAGCGAACTGTCATTCTGGCTGAGCAGTGCTGCCAGGATCGGGTCCCGGTGTTCGTAGAGTTGAAGACGGCGGCGAGCGGGCGGGCGTATGTCAAGGCGATCCGGCGAGCGGTCCGAGAAGAGAACCTGGAGCAGCACAGCGAGCCAGTGGACTCGGATTCGATTCCGTTCTAGGACACAAGGAGAGAGCTTTATGCAGCAGTGGCAAGACCTCCGACAGCAGGCGCAGGACGCCATGCACGCTCGCCTGCGCGAACTCAACGACGCCATCACGCAGACGCGTGAGGACGCCAAGAAGACCATTGAACACTTTAGCGCCGAAGTCATCGAGCTTCGAAAGGCCCTCGGCGGCTCTGTCGAGCCTGGACGGCGGCCGAAGCACCGCGCCAGGAGCGGTCAGAGTCACAGCACAGAGTCAGGGACGCTCCTGCAAGTGCTGGCGTTCGCGGCGGCGAGTCCTGACGGCGTGCTCGCCAGTGAGGTGAAACAAGCGACCCATCCGATTCAAACAGGCGGCCTAATCTTGTCGGCTTGTCGCCATGTCTACGGCTTCCTGACGGCGAGCCCAGCGGGCCCACCGCATCACCGTAGGACACTGCGCTATCGCATCACGGAGAAAGGCCGAGATCATCTCGCCGCACATCATGTACCTGTGCCGGAAGAGTTCAGCCGTGTTCAGTGACTACTTCAAGGTCGGCGTTGACACAGCGTCAGCGCAGCGGGATCGGCTGATTGCCGACTTAAAGGCCTCCCAAGATCCAGACCGTCAAGACGAAGGGATCGACGAAGCACGGTGGGCGGAGTTTCAACGAGCATTGCAGCGGCGCGCACCAACCGCTGAGCACTGGTCTGAACTCGCGGCGAAGGTCACTCGTGTGCATCGTGGTGAGTTTGGGGTGTTCTGGATTGGGGATGACGACATAAAGCGACGGGACAACGTCCTATCAAAAACTGTCCTGACATTCGCTGATGAATACGGCTGGCCTGCGGTGTATACCGCGCTCGGACGAGCCATGCGAGAAAGTGGGGAGAAATGACCGAATCAGCCGAAAGCGCGCGGCGTGCGTTCTGGCGCGGGCACTTCCCGCAAGACCATATTGCGGCAGATCGCTGGACGCCCGTCACGCAACATCGCGCATTGTCGGCCCGTGTGCTGGCGGTGGCGAGGTCTCGTATCGAGGGCGCATGGGCTGCCTACATCGACGCGGTGCCTGGCGTGCGGCACGAGGATGAAGTCGATCTTGTGCTCGACCACGGTGCGAAGCTGGATGTCGCGATTGCGCGCGAGATGTTCCCATTCTTCGCTGATCTCCCATACGCTGATTGACGAGCCATGCGCTAAGCCGGAGACAAGTAGATGCTGCGTCGGTTGTGGACTTGGCTCGCGCGGCACGCGGATCTGATCGTCTCGGTGTCATGGCGAAGCGATCAGGAGCGTGTCGAGTGGACCCAAGGGGATACCGGGATCTATCGGCGGTGGAACTGGGAGACGTGGGATAAGAGGTGGTAGCTCGGCGGTAAAGGCACGGCGAATGGCCTGGGTTCGGATTGATGATCAAGCGCCTCGACATGCGAAGTGTCTCAAGGCTGGACCGGCTGCGTGCTGGCTGTGGGTGTGCGGGCTCGCCCATTGCCAGAGTCAGCTTACCGACGGCTTCATCGCAGACGAGGTATTGCCCATGATCGGGATCGCCGGCACCGCTAGGGCGAGACGGCTCGCGGACGAACTCGTGACGGCGGGCCTCTTCGATAAGGTGGACGGCGGGTATGCCGTTCACGACTATCTCGACTTCAACCAATCCAAGGCGCAAGTGCTCGCCAAACGCGCTGAGGAAACGCAGCGCAAGCGGGCTGGAATCCGGACGGAATCCGCTCGGAATCCGGACGGAATCCGCTCGGAATCCGGACCTCCGCGCGCGCGCATCCCATCCCATCCCATCCCATCCGTCAAGAAACTGGCTTCGCCAGTTGAGCGGCCCAAGGCGCCGTCCGACCCGCGCGTCAAGGAGTTCCTGGCGTGGTTTCAAGCCGAATACCGGCGCAGGCGTGGAGGTGATTACCTCGTGGACTGGGCGAAAGACGGAGCGCTGGTAAAAGCTATGCTCGGGGCAACGGAACTCCAGACGTTACAGGAGTGTGCGGCCATTCTGCTCGAGTCGGACGAGCCGTGGATTTCAGAAACAGATCGCGGCATCGGCGTGCTCAAAGCTCGGTTTAACTGGCTGTCAGATCGCAGGGCGCAATGGCTGAAAACCAACCGAGCGTGAAGCAGTGGGGACCGCTGGCGTGCACCTACACGGAAGCGATGCGGATTTGGACCGTTCAAAAAGCCGAAGGCGTGGCGACTAAAGACCGGTTAGCGGGACTAGAGAAGACACTCCGTTCAGCATGGCCGGTGAAAGTGCAACCGAGGTATCAGTGTGACAGGTGCGAGGACATTGGCGGGACGTTTCACCACTGCCCAGGACTAGGCCGCGCGATCTGCAACCGAGGCGTGGAGCACGACGCACACACCTACCTGGAACGGTGCGTGTGCCAGCGCAGCGAGCGGTTTACGGTGTCACGGCGGGTCGAGGACGTGACGGCGGCGGGGAAGACGAAGCGGCCGGGGCTGCACCGGATCGGATCGTGAAGTGTCCGACCTGCGGGGATCGCGTGGTCTGCTACGGCTGCGGCTCGTATGTCGAGAGCGCGCAAGCCAGGCAGGCCAAACGGCTGTTAGAACTCGGTCGGTGTGTGGCGTGTGGGAAGGACAAGCACGGGGCGGATCTGAAGCACCAGCGGTGCCGATCCTGTCGGTTGGTCCATGCGGCACGACAGCGGAACAGGACGAGGGCGCAATGAAACAGAGATTTGACGTGCTGTCGGCCCTCTGCGAGGCCCACGGCTTGCCCGTGCCTCAGCGGGAGTTCTGCTTCGCGCCGCCAAGACGCTGGCGCTTTGACTTCTGCTGGCCTGACAAACTCGTGGCGCTCGAGCAGGAGGGCGGGGCCTGGACCGGCGGCCGGCACACGCGCGGACTCGGCTTCCTGCGCGATATCGAGAAATACAACCGCGCCGTCCTTGAGGGTTGGTCGCTGTTTCGCTGCACGCCGGAGCAGGTCAGGACCGGAGAGATTTTGCCCTTGCTGAAACAGGTCTTGCAATGACGTTTGATGAGTATCAAGCGGCGGCCGCCAGGACGAGCGCCGCGCCGTTTCCAGAACGTGAGCGTCCGCTCGTGCAATGTCTCGGGCTCTGCGGTGAATCCGGAGAACTCGCGGACCTCATCAAAAAGGCTGCCTGGCACGGCCAGCCATTGAGCCGAGAGCGATTCATTGACGAGGCCGGCGACGTGCTCTGGTATCTGTCCGATTTGGCCACGCACTACCGCGTGAGCCTGGACGAAATCGCGTCCGGGAACATCCACAAGCTCACCGAGCGGTATCCGGACGGCTTTACGGTTGGTGGTGGGAACCGATGAGCAGTTACGCCGCATTTTTGGAGACCAAGCGGCGCGTGCATCATGCGGCGTCCGTGCTCGACGCGGATCTGTCATCGGTCGGTCTCTACCCGTGGCAAGAGCGGATCGTGCAATGGGCCCTTCGGAAAGGACGGGCCGCCATTTGGGCGGATTGTGGGCTAGGCAAAACGCCCATGCAACTCGCGTGGGCGGCGGCGACCAGCCAACGGACGCTGATTCTCACCCCGCTCTGCGTGGCTGAACAGACCGTCGCGGAAGGGCAAAAGTTCGGCGTGCCAGTAGTCTACGCCCGTTCCGAGCCGGTTCAGGCATCCGGCGTCATCGTGACGAATTACGAACGCCTCGATCAATTCGATCCGTCGCGGTATGGCGCCGTGGTGTTGGACGAATCCTCGATTCTGAAGGCGTTCGACGGCAAGACCAGAACCGCGCTCATCCAAGCCTTCTCTCGGACTCCGTATCGGCTGTGTTGCACGGCGACACCCAGCCCGAACGATATCGCCGAACTCGCGAATCACTGCGAGTTCCTGGGGCTGATGACGAGAAGCGAATTTCTCGCAACATGGTTCGTGCATGACGATGAGGGGTGGCGGATGAAGGGCCACGCGGCCAAACCGTTCTATCGCTGGCTCGCGTCCTGGGCGGTTGCGCTCCGCTCCCCGGCCGACATTGGATTCCCAGATGACCGATTCTCACTCCCGCCCCTCCGGTTTCACGAGGTCGTGGTCGAAACCAGCGGGCCGTCTCATGCGCTGTTTCCAGAACTCGGCACGTCAGGGATTCACGGCCGCCTCCGCGCCCGCCGAGATTCGCTGGAGGCAAGAGTGGAAGCCTCCGTGCTCGCGGCCAGACAAGAAGAGTCGGCCTGTCTTATCTGGTGCGGCCTGCATGCGGAGAGCGATGCCATCGCCGACGTGATGCCGGAAGCCGTCAACGTGAAAGGCGCTGACACCTATGCCGAGAAGGCAGCCGCCGTGCGCGGGTTTGTGTCAGGCACTATTCTGACGCTCGTCTCCAAGGTTCGCATCTTGGGATTCGGGCTCAATTTCCAGCACTGCCACCGGATGGTGTTCTGCGGGATAGGGGATTCGTTCGAGCAGTATTACCAGGCCATTCGCCGCTGCTGGCGGTTCGGGCAATCGTCTCCGGTGGATGTGTCGATCGTGGTGAGCGAGGCCGAGCGGATTGTGCTGGATAACGTGCGACGCAAGGAAGCCTCAGCGACCGGCTTGTCGGCCGCGCTCCTGGCGCAGATGCACGACTTTCAACGAGAGGAACTGTCGTGACCGACCAACGAACATGGACCGGCGACGGTTGGACGCTGGTCAACGGCGATAGCTGCGAGGCGCTTTCGGCGCTCGAGCCAGAGAGCGTCGACCTCTCGATCTACTCGCCGCCGTTCATGAGCCTCTACACCTACACCGCGAGTGAGCGGGACTTGGGGAACTGCGCGTCAGACGCCGAGTTCTTTGAACACTTCCGGTTCATCATCGACGGTCTCCTGCGCGTCGCCAAGCCTGGGCGTAATACCTGCGTGCATGTGGCCGAGTTGACGAGCACGCTGGCCACACATGGCGTGATCGGCCTGATTGATTTTCCAGGGAAGGTGATTCGCGCCTATCAAGATGCTGGCTGGACGTATCACGGCCGCGTGACCATCGACAAAGATCCGCAGGCCCAAGCGATCCGGACACACTCCAAGGGCCTGCTGTTCGTGCAAATGAAAAAGGATTCGACGTGGAGTCGTCCGGCGCTGGCCGATACGATTCTCATCTTTCGCAAGCCTGGCGACAACGCCGTGCCCGTCACGCACGGGACGCCGGAGAGCGCCTTAACGAATGACGAGTGGATCGAATGGGCGCGCCCGATCTGGTATGGCATTCGAGAATCGGACACGCTCAACGTGGCGATTGCGAGGGATGACAAGGACGAGCGGCACATCTGCCCCTTGCAGCTTGGCACGATCGAGCGGTGCGTGAGGCTCTGGAGCAATCCTGGCGAACTCGTGTTGTCGCCGTTCGCTGGCATCGGGTCCGAGGGCTATGAGTCCATCCGGCTCGGTCGCAGATTCTACGGGATCGAACTTAAGCCGCGCTACGCCGAGGTGGCGGTCAACAATCTCATGGCCGCAGAGTCGTTGAAGCGGCAGGGATCGTTGTGGGCGACAGAGCAGCCAGCATGACCGCAGAGATTCAGGATCTCATCGCCGAGCACGCCAATCGGCACGGCCTGATCACCGCCGCGCTCCTGACAGCATTGATTCAGGTCGAGTCAGGCGGCAATCCGTATGCCTGGAGGCCTGAACCTGGGTACCGCTGGCTGTGGGACGTGAAGCTGTGGGCCCCGCTCACGGGCAGCCCGAAAGATGTCTCCCCCCCGACGAGGTTTGCGAGCCTCGCCGGGAGCGTTGAGCAGGAGTGGTGGGGCCAGCGGTGCAGCTGGGGCCTGATGCAAGTCATGGGAGCCCTGGCCAGAGAGCTCGGCTGCCGCGAACCGTATCTGACGTGCTTGGTCGATCCAGCCGTCAACCTGCACTACGGATGCTTGCACTTGGCGAATCTGCTCAAGTGGGCGAAAGGCGACACGGAACAGGCGCTCGCAGCCTACAACGGTGGGAAAGCGGGGAACAAGACGCGGCCATTTCGGAATGCGAGTTACGCGGCGAAGGTGCTCGCGCACATGGAGGCTCCGGTATGAAGCTGTTCACAGTCTCTCACGCTAGGAAGGAATAGAACATGAGCATGTATTGGGACGAGAAAGGGCGAGAGCCTAAGGCTTCCAGAATCATCTTGCACTCGCTTGCTGGGCTGGCCGCCCTCGCCGCGCTCGCTATGTGGGGGTGCCCACGCTATGGAGTGTGGGAACAGGGCCTCGTCGGGGAAGCCGAATTGCGGCGGGCTGAGCAGAACAGGCGGATCGCGGTGCAGGAGGCGCAAGCCAAGCTCGAATCCGCGTCACTGCTGGCGGAAGCAGAGGTAGCCAGGGCGAAGGGTGTCGCCGCAGCAAACGAGATCATCGGCGAGGGTCTTAGGGGGCACGAGGAATATCTCCGCTACCTATGGATCATGTCCCTCGAACACGTCGCACAGGCTGAAGGGTCTACGGTGGTCTACGTGCCCACCGAAGCCGGTTTGCCGATTCTTGAGGCATCAAGGCTACCGCGATGAAACTCTTTACCGTCTCTCACGCCCCGACACCAGAGGAAGCCGATCGGATGCGCGAGTTCCTGACTGGCTGCCGAACGGACTTCAAGCGGAGTCTGTCAGACAACGAACTGCGTGGCATGGCGCTCCGGTATGCCGCCCTGCCGCCGGAGTTCACCTTCTGGATGTCCACGACGAACGCGGGCAGCACGTCGCAGGCCGACTTCGCCAACCATGCCGTCCACTGTTTCCAGTTGGCGCGGGAGGAAGGCCGGACGCCGGACATCATCGGTCTCGGCAACGAAGACCACTTGCCCTACATGGAGACGTGGTGGCAGTCCGACCCGAAAGGCTACGCGGCGGCTGGCGCGCTGGCGTGGCGTGGTCTGCGCGATGACGGATTCACCGAGATTGTCGCGTTCGGCAGCATGGGGAACATCAGCACCGGGCCGGTGCTCCGAGAAGTGCTGGAGAACTGGCCACCGGGTGTGCCCATTCCCCCCGCCGTGACCCGCAAGCTCGCGGGTATGGAGTGGTTGAAGATTGCATGGGACGCGCTCCCGGCCGAGATGAAGGATGACCCGTTGCTGGCGTGCGATCCGCACCTCTACCCGCCGACGAATCCGCCGCCTGGACACGCGAGTTTCGACGCGGCGTTTGCGATGTTGAGAGAGGTTGTCGGGCAGGACCGGATCATCCTGATGGGCGAGAGCGGGCGCTACCAGCCACGGAGTGAAGAACAGGCGTGGTCGATAAAGAACGACCTCGCCGGCTTTGTACGGAACGCCGTGCGCGCGGCGGCGGTCTACATGTGGACCGCGAAGGCAGGCAGCGAGCACGGCGGGTATGCGCTGGTGGATGCGGACACGGGAGCGCTGACGGAGGTCGGGGAGGCGGTCAAGGCGTGGGCGCAACAGCAATTAAGCCGGGGGGCATAATGACGCCAGTCGAGTTCCCAGAGCAGAACAAAACATGGGCGAAAGACCAGCCGGAGTATCGGCCCCTGCCGTCATTCTGCAACGACCGCGAGACGATTAGCTGTTGGCAACTGGATTGGCGAGAGCGCGTGAGCGTGTTGTTGCGTGGTCGAATCTGGCTGCGTCAGAGCAACTTCGGCCGTGCTCTCCAGCCGCAGCTATTGCAGATTGAGTCGCCGTTCGTCGCAGAGTAGGGCGTGGGCGCAGGGGAGGACGACATGAGCCACGCATCCATCCTTCAGCCGCTCGTGGAGCTGGAGCAGAAGTGGCGTGACAATGGACATCGTGTGGCGAAACAGCCTGAAGCCATCGCCAATCCAGTACTCCGTTGCTTCTGCGGTTTCTCACGCCGGGTGCGCCGACGACCTCGCCGCCGCCAGGCAGGCCGAGGAGTGTGCGTCCACGGATACGTTTGTGGCGGGCTGGGAGTCAGGGTCGGTGGACAATTCCAACGCGGATGGTCGCGGCAGACAGCACCAGGAGGAACCGTGAGCCTGAACAATCGTGATGTCGTGGTCGATTTCAAGGGGCTGGTTATTGTGAATGACTCCGGACTGCCGCCGCTCGGCCGCGTCGTGATGAACGCGACTGACCTGGGCGGTGGGTACGTCAGTCTGTCGTACCAGGGCAAGGTGCTTGGTATTGACGAGCACGAGCACGGCTGGTGGCGCGATGCCGTCGCCGGGCCGCACGAGAAGTTCTCCCTGCGTGACGAGCCAGGGGGGCAGGTCACGACGGTGTGGCCGATTGCCGGCGTCGCGTGGTCATTCGAGTGCGAAGTGAGGCCAGCATGATCCGTGTCTACCGTCGTTCCTTCGCCAACTGGCCGGTCTCATGGTGTCGGCTCGCCGACGGTGGGTGGCTGTTTCGCTTCTTCGGCTGGACGATCATCGGAGACGGGCGTCGTCCATGACCCACCATCACCGCACACTCACCGTCTCGGCTCCGGCCGGCCAGCAGCACGACTGGCGCACATCAACCGGCGCGTGGCTCTATTCGCCGGCTCATCTGTCGTGGTTCTCGCCTGTGCAGTTCATGCACGCGACTCCCGCGCAGCGTCAGGAGTATCTGGACTACCAGCGGACGCAGTTCAACGCGACGCACTTCCCGCTGACGGCGTGCTCGGGCGGCTGGGCCTCCGGCTCCGATGTGGTGAAGCCATACGACGGGCGCAAGGAAATCCCAGCCGTGCGTGAGGCGTGCCGTCAGGTGCTGTCGGCTGGCCTCGATCCGATCGTGAACCTGTGCGACCTGGAATACTACCGAGACGAGCTCGGCTCACCGCAGAAGCTCTATACGTTCGTCGAAGAGATGACTGAGCAGATTCAGGATCTCGTCGGCTGGCTGATCACGATGGGCGAGATTGGCGAACTGCACCTCCCGATCGAAGTGCGTGCGGAGATCAACCGGCGTATTCGGCGCTATACGGACAAGCCAATCGGCATCCACGAGCGCGTGCTCGAGGGCCCGCCCGTGCACGAAGTCGCTGGCTTTGCCCCGACGATTGCCGCGCTACAATTCGGCTTCGCGGCGGACCTGGACGACTGCAAGTATCTGATCGACCACCGGCTGGAATACCTGACGCCTCACGGCTGCGTCATTGCCAGTTACGAGCATTCGATCCCGCCTGGGCACGGATATCCAGGCCGGACTCCGACGCGGGCGAAGTCGTTCGGGGCTGACATGCTGAAGATGGGGTGCGCGTTCGACATGAGCGGAGGTGCGATGTGAGTCAATACACTTGCGCATTCTGTTTTGGCGTGTTCGAAAACGGATGGACCGACGAACAGGCGAGACAGGAGTTCGCGGACAAGTTTGGACGTCCTGTGAACAAGTCCGATGCCGTGGTGTGCGATGACTGCTATCGGATGATAATGGAGGAAGAGCCGGCCGAAACACGTGGGAGCGTCCTAGAGTGAGGTGTCCACGGTGCCGTAAAAGCCGCCCGATCGTGGTCGATGTGCGGCAGGACGAAGACCGCAACGTGACTCGGCGCAGGCTGGAATGCCGACACTGCGAGCACCGATGGAATACGACCGAGGTTGAAGATGACAGACTCAAGCCTGCCCCTGGGGTGGACCCATGACGAAAGCGTCTCCGTGGCAGACGGTGTATCCCTATGATAAAGACGACACGCTGTTAGCCGTGCCAATCCCAACGACTCAGTACGATAAGATACAGATAGGCTGCGGTCCCGCGGCGTGCGAGGTAGTCGTGGACGAACTGCTGGACATGGGACTGCGCGGGTCAATCATGGCAGTTCAGCGGCCGGTCAATGTGCCTGCAGGCACTAGGTTCGCCTGCCGATACATAGACGACTAGGCCAGCTTAGGCCACATCTACCAATACAAGCCATTGTGTTGACCCAGTAAACCAGCCCATTCGGCCGTAGACTCCACGGTGAAGGAGTATCACGGCCTATGCGGTCTCGATTCGGCTGGGCGCTCGTCCTGGTCCTCTTGTCCGGCTCTCCGGCCGCGGCGCAGAGCGGGATCACCGACTGGACGGCCAGAGCCTACCAGTCGGGATCCTCCACTCCGGTCGCCGCGCTGCCCATTCCGGTCACGGCGGCGATCTGCGACCAGGCCCCAGATCCCCAGCCGCCTCCCGTCGCTCCGCTGAATCCGTCACATGTCGAGTGGGACGATCCCGACCGTCCGGGCCGGATGTGCTCCTACCACGATCCGCAGGGCAACGTCCCTCTGTTTTCTGGCTTGGCACCCGGACTCTACGATTTCACGTTAACCGCGTCGAACATCGGCGGGGAAGGGGCTGAGAGCGCGCGCGTCCCTTTTCGAGCCGGCTTACCGCCACCTGCGCCGACGGGCGTCGGCCTGAGACCGTAACGATTCTCATTGAAGACCGGCTATGGAAGGGCTCTGTCTGCGAAATCACGAAACCGGAGTAACGACACATGCTGACCGCGATCACGCTCGCTATCTGGTTCTGGCGTTACCTCCCGTTCTGGGGCTACTAGGCGATTGCCGGGTAGTTACCCCCGCCTGACGTGCCCGCATTGTCAGCGCAAGTTGCCCCCGCTGACGCTGGGGCGCGCGTGGAATCTTGTCGGGCGGTGCGGGCGGTGTCACGAGCCGTGGTCTGGTCAGGAAGTGACGTGTCCAGAGTGTCGGGAGTTCTCCACGCTCGCGGCGCAGCGCACACGGGCTCGACAGCGTGCACAGAGGGTGCCTCTCGTGCGTGCCGAATCGGTGTTCACGATGTCTCCAGATTCGCGCCATCTCTAAATGGCCCTGCTCTGGTGGTTCCTGGTGATTGGGTGCAACGTGGCCCGCTGAACCTGATGGCCATAGAACCCCAGAGCAGGCCCAGCCGTGGCGTGGGCCGAAAGGCAACCGCCATACTAGTTTATTGATGGGTTTCATCTGGCGCCCCGATACCTGCCGACCGCCTGGGTGCATTCTGGAGTACGCCGGCCAGAACACGCCGGAGAAGATCATCAATGAAATACGGCTCTGCCCGATCCACGCGAACCATCAGGAGGCATTTGACGACAACGTCAAGCACACCAGAGCCCTAGGCGCCGTCGCCGCAGCGCTGCCAGGGCTGGTGTTCACGTCGGCTGAGGCGAGAGCATCAAACGAAGCCAAGCTCGCGGCGTACAACGTGCCAGACCTGGGCGACTTCACCGACGATCAACTAATTGAGATCCTGAACGGCGAAAGCCTCCGGCCGGCCGTCGAGGGGACATTCAAGCCTGGGTGCAAGCCTGTGGCTTCGTACACCGAGGCCCGGGTTCTGGAGATCACGGCGCGCGTCGCCACTCGGGATCGCTCCAGTGTGGAGGCCGAACTCGCCAAGATCGACCCCACCATCCGGCTCAAGTAGATGTCGGCCGCCCTCCTAGCCATCCAGCGCGATACGCAGTCGATCGGAGCGTCGATTACCAGGACCTTCGCGGCGGCGCAGGGCCCACTTCGACAGGAGGCCACAGAAGTCATCCTGAACACGACGTGGCACAAGGCCGGGGTGATGTCGAATCTCTATGTTCGTATCTTGACGAACAACCGGCCGAACAACTCGACCCTGATCGGTCGGCACAACACCGCGGACGGAAACCTCACGGCCACGATCACCGCCAGTACGACTGGCGAGTTTGAGGATACGACGAATAGCGACACGCTCGCCGACGGAGACGAGTACAACCTGCAACTGACGACTGGGGCGGGAGGATCGCAGTTCACGCTGTCGATCATGAGCGTCCTGTTCAACGCGACGAGCGATACATACAGTCGGCACATCGCGATCGGATCGGCCTCGACGGCGAGCACGACGCACTTTGTCCCGCTGTCTACCTCCTACACGGCCACCACCACTGAGGCGGACGCGCAGGCCCTCATGAAGTCGTCGGGGACGATGAAACACCTGTGGGCGTATGTCACGACGAACGGGCGAGGTACCACGTCCACGATCGGGAGCCGCAAGAACGCCGGAGCTGGCAATCTGACAGCGAGCATCAGCGCAGGCACCACCGGCGTCTTCGAGGACACGAGCAACAGCGACAGCTACGTCTCCGACGACCTCCTGAACTGGTACATAACGCTCGGGACAGGCACCGGCACCCTGGAAGTCTGGATGTCGGCAGGCATGGAGACGACCAACGGGACCGTCGAAATGCTGGCGCATGAGGCGACATCGGGTCAAGCCGTCCTGGCTGGGGCCACAGGGTACTTCCCGATCTCTGGGAGAACTGACGAACTGGCTTCCGAGTCGGCCTACCGTTGCGAGGTGAACTACGCACCCACCGCCTCCAAGGCCCGCGTCTACATCTCGGCCAACACGATTGTGGAGACGAGCACGCTGGCGTTTCGGATCGACGGCGGGAGCGGAAATCAAGCGGTATCGGTGACCGGCCTGACGACCGGCTGGTTCTCTGATGGCTCCAACAGTGACGTCCTGTCTGCGACGAATGAGGTGAACTGGCAACTCGTCGTTGGGGCGACCGGGACGAGCCTGACTCTTCAGGCGTTGGCGGTGTTGATGACAGTGGCGACAGGCGTCACGATCAATCCAGGCGTCGGCGAGGCGATCTTTGATGGATTGCAGAACACATTGGGTTTTGGCGTGCTGATGCCGCACGAGCCGCTATGACGACGGCAGCGCTCTACCATGACGTGTGGGCGCTGCCGGCCTATAGCGACTACTCGCCTGGCGAGCAGATGGTGCCGGTCTTTCTCGACATGATCGGGGCCGAGCGAGGCAGTGTACTGGATGCCGGATGCGGGAGCGGAAAAGGTCTGTTGGCGCTTGGGGCCGCTGGATTTGGTCGTTTGTGTGGCTTAGATATTACAGGGTCTGGCTGGACTGACGAGGCTGAGAGCATCGGCGCATTCATCCCAGGCGATTTGCGGCAACCACTGCTCTCCGTCGTCGGGAGGGTGGATTGGGTCTATTGCTGTGACGTACTCGAGCACGTCACGACCGCGTTCACGATGCTGGTGGTGGAGCACCTCAGGCAAGTTGCGCGGAGAGGTGTCTTTCTGTCGATCTCGTTCGTTCCGGACCACTTCGGGGCGTTCGTAGGGCAACCGCTCCACGAAACAATCCAGCCGTTCACGTGGTGGAAGAAGCATCTGGGTCAAATCGCCACGATCCGAGAGGCGCGAGACATGATCACGAAGGGAGCGTTTCTGATTGACTCCGCTTGAAGCGGTCATCGGTTACGAAAGCTCTGCCCTTGGGTCAGTGATGGCGCATGGGCGCGTGAACGTGCCAGAGGAGGAGATCTTCGCAAACATCAAGGCCTCGATCCGACGTGGCCATCCGCAGATGCAAGCCCAACCAATCCGGGATGATCGTGTCTGTCTGGTCGGTTCTGGGCCCTCGCTCAATGAGACATGTGACGAGCTCCGAGAGGCCCTCTGGGACGGCGGCATTCTCGTGACGATGAACGGCTCGTATCACTGGGCGATCGAGCACGGCTTCAAGCCTCAGACACAAATTGTCGTCGATGCGAGGGCCTCAAACGCCCGCTTTGTCACGCCAGCGGTGCCGAAGTGTAACTACGTCCTGGCCTCTCAGTGCCACCCGGCCGTCTTCGACGCGGTCGAAGATCGCGATCATGTCTGGATCTTCCATGCGGTAACGGAGTCGAGCGGCCCGACGAAAGACCTGCTCGACGCCTACTACCAGAAGTCATGGATGCCGGTCAACGGTGGTGTGACCGTGGCGTCTCGGGCCCTGATGCTGCTCAGGCAATGCGGGTATGTGCGCTTCGACCTGTTCGGGGTGGACAGTTGCTGGCATGGCGACGTGCATCATGCGATGGCTCAACCCGAAAATGAGTCAGATAAGAAGTTTCGGCTCTTTGTGCGGGCGCTCGGGAAAGACGTGCCGTTTGTGGTGTCGCCGTGGCACGTCAAGCAGGCGGAGGACTTTCTCCAGATCGTCAGGGTCTGCGGGAAGCGGTTTAGACTGAATGTTCACGGGAAAGGACTGTTGGCGTATCTCGTGCGGTGTCTGGCTGAGACGACGCCAGATCAAATCGTCATGGAGCCTCGAGACTAAACAAGGAGAATGACACGATGGCGGCTCAAGCATGGACACTGTATGACCGGGCGATTCACAAGATCGGTGCCGGAACGATCAGCTTCCCAGGGGCAATCCGAATGGTGCTCGTGGGATCGGCGAGCAACTTTGCGACTGGTTCGCTGATTCTGCTCGGTTCACTCACCGACCAGGTGACAGAAGCGAACGGCTACAGCTCGAGCGGCAAGGCGTTGACGGGTGAAGCCTGGACGGCCGGCGCGTCGTCTGGACAAATCAAACTGGACGCGAACGATCCAACGTGGACCGCTACGGGCGGCGCGATCAACTCGATTAAGGCGGCGGTCCTCGTGATGTCAGGGGCCTCCGCCAACGCGATGCACCTGCTCGCCTACGCGTCGCTGACGAGCAATGCGTTCAATCTGTCGTCGGGCAACACGCTGACGGTGCAGTTCAACGCGAGCGGGATCTTCACCGCGGCCAACGGATAAGATGATCACGCGTGTCGTCGCGCGGCTGCTCGACAGCTCCAATCGCCTGTTAGCATGGGCGGATATCCAGGCCTACGCCAAAGGCGACGGGAAGTTATGGGCGCGCCGTGAGATCTCGGCTCCTGTCGTGCTGGACGGCACGCCTGCGTATCTCTCGCTGCATTGGGCTGATCTGAACGTGGAGTCTAGGCGGGCGCTCTCGATTGGGCAGGTTCATGTCGGGCAAGCGGTGATGCTATGTGAGAAAGGTCCGATCTGGACGTTCGGGGCGCCGCCGGCTGGCCTACCGGCGGTCACCGTGGGCCATCAGGTGATCCACGTGCCAGTCGGGCAAATGGGCGCGGCGAGTCGGTAGTATGCCAACCATTCGAGTTTGGGATGGGCTGTTGATCTTCCGTGGTCCGCAGAATCCTGCGGTTCAGGAAGAACGACCTCGCGTCGGCACATTGGCCCTGACGGGCCTCGCGGTCACACTGGCGCTGTCGGCGGCGACGCCTGCCGGCTCGGTGTCCTTCGCCGGCCAGGCACCAGTTTCTACCGTCGCGGTGACGGCCACTCCAGGCGCAGGAAGCTTGGATCTCGCCGGCCAGGCTCCAACGCTACTCGTGGCGTCGATCCACCAGCCAGGGGCCGGAGAACTCGTCTTTTCTGGCCAGTCGCCCACGATTGGGACCGGCATTGCGACGCCTGTTGGCTCGCTTGAATATTCAGGACTCGCGCCAGCGGTCTCGATGGGCGGGATCTCCATTCCGGTGCCAGCCGGAGAGCTGCTTTTCACCGGCCAGGCTCCAACGCTGGCGGTCTCGCTCGGCACGTTGGCCGGCGTGCTGGAGTTCTCGGGCCAGACACCGACGGTGTTATCCGGGGCCGTTATTAGTGTCCCGTCTGGCGCGCTGGAGTTCAGCGGGCATGCTTCAGCGGTTCTACTGTTGATCGCGGTCCCCGCTGGATCTCTTGAATTTACTGGTCAGACTCCAGCGATTGGGGCAGGCGCGGCGATTCCCGTTCCGGCCGGGGCGCTGGACTTCACGGGCCAGGCGCCGTCGATCAGCGCTGGCGTGGCTATCGCGGTGCCGGCTGGCGCGTTGGAATGGGTGGGGGCTGCTCCAGCGGTGCCACTCCAGGTGTTCATCAGTCCTGGGGCCGGGGAACTGGTGTTTACGGGGCTGGCTGTCGTGCCACCGAATCAAGTGCTGTCGATCCACGTCGTGGGCTTTGACGATACCGGGCCTAATGCCCATAACTTTGGACATCAAGGCCCGTCGGTGAATAACTTCGGGTCGATTTGATGCAGAGCTTGGTGATCACCATCGGAATTCTTGCGCTGATGTTGTGGCTCCAGCCGTCATACCCACTGATCGCCGCTGGATTGGCGGTGCTTCCCATCAAGACGATCTCTGCCGTCTCGATGGCGTGGGAGCGTGGGGGGAAGGACTCGGCACTCCTGACGTTACAGGCGATCGCGTGCTGGCAGGTGCTCTGGCTGTGCGTCGCCGTCGTCCTCTATGCCTATTGGGTGATGGCCTGAATGGCGATCGACATCGTCAGGGTGAACGAGAGAAGCACGCGCGTCGTTGATTTCGACCTCTACGACCACCAGGACTCCGCACTGGCAGAAGCCGATATCCTGACCGCGACGCTAACGCTGTTCGACCTTGGCACGTTCCACACGACGAGCTCCCCGATGGGCGGGATCATCAACAATCGCAACGCGCAGAACGTCTTGAACGCCAACGATGTGACGGTGAGCGACGGCACGTCCAAACTGGTGACCTGGACGATGCAATCGGCGGACAATCCGATCGTGGATTCACGGAAGGATGTCGAGCGTCACAGAGCGACGTTCGTCTTTACGACCTCGGCCGGTGAACTGCGCTACATGATCGAAATAGAAGTCAAGAACCTTGGGGGCACGAGTTAGGGCGTGGCCAGGTCATTAAGGCGTGAGTATCAAGCGGACTGGGAGCGCGCCAGACGGGCGCGCTGGCGTCAGCACGGCTGCTGCCCTCAGTGCGGGTGTCCAACGGCGAAATATGTCTATTGCCTGCCCTGCCGGGCCCAGCGGGCTCGAGTAGCTCTGGCGTGGTGGCGTGGGCGTCGGTCTGTGGCCTAGGTGTTCAGGATGCCGCAGTCTCCCAAAAGGCCCTGCTCGGGTGGATGTGGGCGGTTGGTACAACGTGGCAGCTGTCCTCGCTGTTCACGATCCACCGAGCAGGCCAGAGGGTCAGCATCTGCTAGGGGGTACGGCCGAGCGTGGCGACGGTTTCGTGAGACTTGGGTGCAGGCCTTGGTATATCAGGGCATTCTGCCGGTGTGCGGGGCCGTGCTCCCCAAGGGGCCACAGACCAAGGACAGCCAATGTCGAGAGACCGGGCGCCTGAACGCCTCCGATCTGCACCTGGATCACGAGCCACCACTGAGCGATCACGAGCGGTCCGACGCGCACGCCGTGTGCGATCCGACGCGCGTGCAGCTGCTGTGCTTCTCGTGTCACACCAGGAAGACGTTGAGGGACAGCCATCGCTTGCACTTAGGGCCAAACGACGGGCGTATGCGATCTGGCTCAGGATCCTGGACAGCCTCCCTCTCGCACGAATCTGACAGTGGAGGGGGGGATCGCATCTCCAGTGGGCCAATCGCTGTAGACCGGGGGGCGCTCGTTTAGACACAAACTGGGTTTCAAGTTGTTCAAGGAAAGGCTTCAAGGAAAGCCAATGAACGCAACGGGTTGGGGCGGAAAGCGGCCAGGAACAGGATCGAAACCTCGCATGATCGTGAGGCGTGAAGAACCAGATCCGGCCATGTCTCCATTGCCTCCAGAGGACTTGCCGGCCGAACACCGTGATTTCTGGCACCGCTACGCTGGTCTGGCGATTGAGAAGCGCACCCTGACTCGCCACACCGTCGCAGCATTCCGCCTGCTCTGTGACCGTGAGGCTCGATATCGGTTGCTCGGGAAGACGATCGAGGACCAAGGCTTGGTCTACGAAAAGTGCTGGGTTGACAGCTCTGGCCAGGAGCATACGGAGCTGAAGAAACACCCGCTCTCGACCGAATACACGTCGGCCTACAAGGACGTCATGGCCGGGTTAGCGCGGTTCGGTCTGGCCCCGTTCGGGAAGCCCGAGGCCCCGATGCCGAAGCCGCAAGCCGCGAACCCGTTCGCGGCGCTCGCCGAGCATGGCTGATCGCGACTACATCCAGTTGGCCGCGTCGTATCAAGCCGACGTCTTGGACGGCACGATCCAGGCCTGCCGGTGGGTCCGGTTGGCGTGCGAGCGGAACCGCAAAGATCTCGACCGGCAAGAGACGGCGGACTTTCCCTATCGGTTTGATCCGAAAGCCGCGCGACGGATTTGTAGATTCGCTGAACAGCTCCCGCATATCAAGGGCCCAAAGTCCTTCGTCGTGGGCCAAGACTCTGAAGGGAGACAGAGTTGGAACACGATCCGTCTTGAGCCGTGGCAGTGCTGGATACTCACCACCTTGTTCGGGTGGGTTCATACCCAGTCAGGGTTGCGGCGTTTCAGGCGGGGGATCGTGCTTGTCCCGCGCAAGAACGCCAAGTCGACAGTCGGTGCGATTATTGCGCTCTACATGCTGACCGAGGAGCGTGAGCCAGGAGCGGAGGTCTACTCGGCGGCGACCACGCGAGACCAGGCCAAGATCGTTGCCGAAATCGCCTGGGAGATGGCGCGACGTTCTCCGGCGTTGCGCGACTACTACGGGGTCAGGGTCGGAGCCAAGACAACGCGCGTGTTGGAGGTGCCAGGCACGGCGAGCCGGTTTATGCCGCTGTCGTCAGATGCCCACTCGCTCGATGGACTGAACATTCAATGTGCCATCGTGGATGAACTCCACGCCCACGAGACGCGCGATGTCTGGGATGTGCTCGACACAGGAACCGGGGCCAGACGCCAGCCGTTGCTCCTCGCCATCACCACGGCCGGCGTGGAGATTGGCGGAATCTGCCACGAAAAGCTTGGCTACCTGGAAAAGATTCTCGACGGCATCGCCACAGACGACAGCTTTTTCGGCATCAACTACACCATCGACCAGGGAGACGACTACTGGACGGAGGCTGTTGCGAGAAAGGCGAATCCCAACGCTGGCGTGAGCGTGGATCTGGACGATATCGCGCTCAAGATGCGAGAGGCTCGGCACTCTCCGTCAACGCTTAACAGCATGTTGACGAAGCATTTCAACATCTGGATCCGGAGCGAGGCCGGCTGGATGACGCCTGAGACCTGGGACGGGTGTGCCGTTGCTGGCCTGAACGTGGAGCAGCTCAGAGAGTTCCCGTGCTGGATCGGCGTCGATCTCGGGGAAGTCCGAGACACATCAGCCGTCGTGCTGGTGTTCAAGCGCGGTCCATCGGACTACGCCATAGTCCCGAACCTGTATCTCCCGGCCGATGCCGTGCGGCACTCCCCGATTGCCGCCATGTCAGGATGGGTTCGGAGTGGGCATCTCATTGAGACGAGCGGGTCAGAAGCCGATTACAGCCTCATTCGGAATCATCTTGGACAGTGGGCAGCGACACTGAACGTGCAAGAGATTGACTTCGATCGGCACTCGGCCAGGATGATGATGCAGGACTTGCGTGCGGACTTCGAGTCCAGTATGGGCCGGGACCGGGCCGAGTTGTTCGTGGTGGACGTGCCGCAGAGCATCGAGACGATGGATCCGGCGATGAAGCTCACGGATCGGCTGTGCGTCGCGAGGCAATTTCAGCACGACGGGAACCCGTGCTTCTCGTGGATGATCGGTAATATCGTCGTGGAAAGGAATTACAAGGACGAGATTTATCCTCGAAAGGCGGGCGGGAAGGATTCGGCGAACAAGATCGACGGGCCCGTGGCCATGTTCACGGCGCTGTCACGGGCTCGTCAGCACGTTGAGGAGCCGCGCTGGACTGGAGAGGTGGTGTCCGCGTAATGGCTGTCGGATTCGTGATTGCCGGGTTTCTGTTGACGGTGATCGGGATCGGACTGTGGTCCGTGCCGGCGGCGTTCGTCGTGGCTGGACTCGTGCTCTTCCTGGCTGGCGGTCTCGAAGCCGCCAAGGGGCGATCGTGAGACTTCCATTGCTCGCATTGTTCGAGAAGCGCTCCTGGCTCGTGAGCCCGATGCTGCTGACCAGCCTGGCCTCTCAGCACACGGCGACGGGCCTGACCATCAACGACCAAGCGGCACTGACGTATGCGGCGTTCTGGTCTGCGGTGTCCCGTATCAGCGCGGACGTCGCGTCGCTGCCGCTGTTTCTATGGAAGCGAGACAAAACGACGGGGGGCCGAGTCAAGTTCGTGGACCACCCGCTGTATCGGCTCTTGCATGACGAGCCGAATCCGGAAATGACGGCGCTCATTTTCCGAGAGACCATGCAGGCCCATGTGCTGACGTGGGGGAATGGCTACGCGGAGATCCAGCGCAATCAAGCGGGGCAACCGGTGGCGCTCTGGCCAGTGACGCCCGATCGAGTCACGCCGGAACGCCCGATCGAGGATCCGACGGGGCCGATTCGGTATCGTGTTTTCAACCAGGGCGGGCGCGAAGCGCTCGTGCCGGCGAGCGACATGCTGCATGTGCCAGGGCTCGGATGGGATGGCACGAAGGGGTACTCGGTCGTGGGCAAGGCCCGCGAGTCTATTTCGCTCGGGCTGGCGACGCAGAACTTTGGCGCCACGTTCTTTTCAAACGGCGCCTCGTTTGGTGGGATCTTCACGCACCCGAAGACGTTTGCGCCTGGGGCTAAGGAGACATTCGAGAAATCCATCCGTGACGCGACACAGGGCGTGGGCCGCGCACACAATTTCATCACCTTACAGGAAGGCGTCACGTATACGCAGCTCGGGATCCCGCCAGACGATGCACAGTTTCTCGAAACGCGCAAGTTTCAAATCACCGAAATCGCGCGGTGGTTCAATATTCCCCCGCATAAGCTCGGTGACCTCGAGCGGGCGACCTTCTCAAACATCGAGCATCTGGCGATTGAGTATGTGACGGATACCTTGCGCCCGTGGCTCGTGCGCTGGGAGCAGGAGATCAATCGAAAACTCATCGCCAAACAGGAGCGCGGCATCCAATATGTCGAACACCAGATGGACGCGCTGCTCCGCGGCGACCTCAAGAGCCGTTTTGACGCCTACGCCGTGGGCCGGCAGTGGGGATTCCTCACGCTGAATCAGATCGCGGAAAAAGAAAACTGGAATCCCGAGACCGGCGAGTATGGCGATACCTACCTCGTCCCGGCGAATTACACCACTGCCGAGAAGCTGTTGCAGGATCCGCCTCCGGCCGAACCGGCTCCGACCCAGCCGAGTTCGAGGCCCGATGATGATGAAGACATGCGAGAGATCCTGAACCGGCTTCAACAGGTGCTGATCCGCGCCGAACGGGCCGAACAGGCGACCGAACAGGCGCGCGAGTCGTTGAATACTCTCCACACGTCTCTGAATCAGGCTCATGACGACAACGACGCCGAGAGGGCGGCACTCGAGGCGAGCGAGAAGGATCTCTCGCTGCAGGTGGCCAGGCTCGAGGTCATGGCTGCTGACGCCAGAGCCGAAGCCGATCGCCTGACGGCTCTCGTTGAGGCCGAACGGG